TCACTGATTTTTCACTACTCTCGGTCCATGCGCCCACCAGCGAACAATCTCTTCACGGTAAGCGTCGGGCATCAGCTTGGTGTAATCGGCTACGATATCTGTGTCGCTCCAGTCCCCATCAGCCTTCAGTTTCAATAGGTCACGATATACGCAATAGTGCCATGTCGCCCAAGTATGCCTCAGCATATGGGGGGTAAATTCTGGAACATAGACCTGCTTTGGGGTTTTACTCCCTTTGGGAACCCATTCCCGGATGCGGCCCGGCAATCCTGCTCGCTTACATGCTCCAGCCCATCCAGTCTTGATCTGGCCGCCATATTGACGTCCGGTATCATGATATCGCTTTCCAAACTCCATGCCGTATCGAGTCGTAATTATGGGGCGGAATACAAACCCATCGCGATAAGATATGGATTCAAGCCACTCTAGGGCGACAGGAGGTAAATCGACATGCCGTTCGCGCCCCTGCTTTTGCCAGACTGTGGCCCGGCGCCCGCGCAGGTCTACGTCCTTCCACTCAAGATCTAGGGCTTCTGACATTCGGCATCCGGTAGATGCCAAGAATACGATCAGAGGGCGCAAATGAGGCGCGGCGCAGATAACAAGACGCGAAACCTGCTCCGGCCGCATGAACTTTTTCGGGTTTTTCTTTACCGGAATGGGAGCAAACGATGGCCGATCACACCAGCCGTTTATTGCCCCGAATTCAAGAACGGCCTGCAACGGCGTTCTGATAGCCCGTTTTTTGGTCGATAAGGCGGCTTTATCCCCATCTCGAAGAACGGCGCGATATGCGCCAAGTAGAGATGCCTGGTTTATGTCTGCCAGCCGTGTTGTTCTGAAATGATCCAGAAGGCGCAGGAGATAGCGCTGGGTTGCCTGAGAACGAGGATGGTAATCAAGATAGGCCGTAACTGCTTCGGCAAATGTTATGACCGACCGTTTACCATAGATTGTTTCATGCCAGAGTTCAGCTTCACGCTTGCGCCTGATTTCTTCTGCAACCCGTTTGTCAGTCGTTCCAGTGCTTTCGAATATGCTTTGTCCGGAGACAGTGCCCCGCAGGTAGAGATTTTTCGATTTCGGGATGGATACGATCTTGAGGGGCATTCTATACTTTCGATGAGCCTCTGATAGTCAGACTGGGAGAAAATGTATTTCCTGCCCCAGCGTCTGTGGGTTGGACCGCCGTTATGTTCAGGGCATTCGCGGATATGGCCGAGCAAGCGGCAACGACCAATTTTTCCTTTCAGTCGCTCCAGCACATCCTGCAAAGTCATGAGATCTGAGGGGATATTACCCATTCCGAACCTCCACTACGCGCCCGCTATCCAACAGCCTCTTCCAGACTGTTGGCCGCGTCAGAAGCACCTTTCCGTTCAAGCGCAGGGATCCGTGGCGGTCGGTTTTTGAGACCAGTTCCAGCCTGTCCTGTAGGCCGCCGGGGTAATGCAGAGTGTAGGTCATGCTGCCTGCCTCTCTACAATACGTGTGACCATTCCCAAGCCGTTCTTCTGCGCGTTCAGGAGCGCGTTTACGGCCTGACTGCCCATACCGATCAACACGACACCATTTCCGGGAGAATTTCCCCGCGTCCCATCCGGGCGGACGAACTTTGTCTTTCCACGCGGAAAAAGCAGGGCATCGGCCTGTGGTGCGAAATCGTGGAACCATCCTGCGCTCGTTAGTGCGTTCACGCATGCGATGCCATTCCCATGCTCCATGAAGCGCGCCAGCCACGGAACGACGCCATTGCGTCCACCGAACGGTGGGTTCATCCAGACGAACCCATCCCACGGAGCGATAAGCCCATTCTCGCTGACTGTCAGAAACCGACGACAGGGAACAGACAGGAACGCCCGGCCTGTCTCGGGCTGGGCCACGTCCAGATCAAACGTAACTTCGAGAGCATCAAAGACTTCAGGTGGCGTGAACCATTCGTCTGATTGGCCCGGCATTGCGTGGTGAGGTTTCATGCTGCCTCCCGCCTCGCGATCTCGCGCCTGATATACCACTCGGCCTTTTTCAGATCCTCCAGCGCATTGCCTTTTTCATCGGCGCGCCAGATGTATTTCATGGCATTGCCGAGGTTGAAAGACATGTGTTCGGCCACCTGTATGCATTCGATGCCGGACGGATGGGCGTTGTAGTGGTGGGGATGGTTAACCATGCTTGCGGATGTTGATTCGCTTTCCAGAATACCCATACAGGCATCCATCTTCGGAACACTGTCGAAACCCTTGAGCCATTCTGCGCCGGGAAACTGGAGCGGATCGGTCAGGACCATGATGCGCCACAGATCTTCAGGCACCTCCCTTGGAGCACCACGCTCAGCGGCCCTACGACCGCGCTGGTAGGGGGTGTGGGTTAGGTCGGTCATCAGTATTTTTTCCCCCCATCCTTCGCGCGGTTTTCGCGCTGGTGGTCCGCACGGGTGCGGTTGTAAGATAACTTCTCGGCCATCGCTCCTGCTACGTCGAGGTTCAGGCCGGCCGCCATATCGAGAATGCGGATTGCGGCGTCGGCCAACTCAACCTCAACCATGGGACGATGCGGCAAGTGGTCATCCATCAGTCCCTTACGGTCACCCTCCATCGCCTCAGAGATTTCCGATACGATCAGCATAAGCAACTCGCCATGGTTGCGCGGCTTGTCCCACCATCCTGCTTCACGGTTTTGCCGATGAATGGCCTTCTGGATGGCTGCGATTGCAGATGTATCGATTGTTGGGTTCACTGGTATTTCTCCATTAGGGCGCGGTTCTGGACCCAGCCCCGGAAATTGCGTTGGTCGGTTTCGTCGTGGAAACCGGGAACGTAGGGGGTTGCCTGATTTTCGAACGGACTGGCGTGGAACGGACGGGAGCGAGTAAGACGTTCGCCAAGGGCGACATCCTCGACCAGAGATGATTTTCGGCCATCGTGGGTCAGGTAGGATGTACGGGCACACCGTGCAGACGATACGACCCGCAGGTTTCCGGTCGGGTCCATGAGGCCCTGATGCTCGTGTATTTCATCGATCGATACGAACGGCAAATGCCAATGGCCCAGATCAAGAGGCTGCACTGGCGCGGCCAGCATCGCTATCTTCATCGCCTTCGCCAGCGCACGGATTTCTGGCTGGGCATCCTCATGATCGCGCAGGGCGAAGAAGTTGTCCCATTCCGTTGCTGTCACCACCACATTGATATGGGCGAACGGTTCGAGGATGCGGTTGACGATCTGCTTGTGGGCGCCGATTTCAGCCAGCGCAGTGGCGTGTTCAATTGCGCTGGATAAGGCCATATTCCAGCGGTCTTGTGCGGCACGTAGTGCAGAACCGGTCAATTCTTGCGTTGCCTGCATACCCGGCTGGTTAGCACCCCAAAATAATGGCTCTGCCGGATCATGCATCACATCTGCGATCATCCGCAGGACGGGTATTGCCCGACTGCTAGACGCGCCGCGAGAAAGATCCTTGCAATACATCACCCCATCGGAGATGGCCTCATAAAACAAGCATTCTGGCTGGCTTAATATGACACGATGCGTCAGTTCCTCAGCATGAATAAACCGAGGATACCGCAGCAGGAGCGTGTCGATACGCTTTCCCGTATCGTCAACGCTGGCGAGGATGGATGTGGCTGTGATGGTCATTGCGCGCTCTCTGGTAGTTAAGGGGTGGGCGGAGATGGTAGGGGTTGCCAGCCCACGAACCATTCATCAGGCATACCGCCATATCCAACCGGCGCAGCTACTGACCAGCCCATGTCAAAGTCATCATTAACGATGCCCTCATGCCTGATCACTACGCTCCGATTATTCCATCCCGATCGATTATGATCCTCTGGGTAAATATCCGGTCGTGTTTTTGCGAGGATATCCGTCCTGTCCCGAGGTGCGTCACTCATCGGCATCCAATCCAACCGCTCACTATCCCGCGTAATCTCCGCATCCTTCTCCACCACCACCTTCGCAACCTGCGCTTCCATGTCGGTGCGGCGGACGTATGCAGTAGAACCACCGCCAATAAGAGAATAAAACGTCTCCACATCCGCGCACGGCGGGATGGGGGTGCCGATGGCGCGAACAAATTCGTTAAGGTCATTCGTGCCATCCATGTAGTTATCGCAGGCCGTGCGTTCCTGCTCGTCCGTCAACGGCAACCGCACCATCACAAACTGTTCTTCGTTCTTCATGATCAATTCTTCCAAATGAACCTGCCGTACGTCATGGATCAGTTCGTTTTCAGAACTGCACATGGTCGGTTCCCACGATCTGGGTGAAGGCTTCCCATGGGGTCAGGCCGTTATTGCGGGCAAAGGTCAGGCGCTGCATTTGCCGGGCATTGAGGGGCGCGGAGTTATGCGCCCTCATATGCAGACCGACCTGCTGCATCCACGTAAGCCGCGTGGCGAGGTAGTCGGGTTCGGCGGCGTCGCTGGTGGAGGTCATGCCACCGGCTCTTCAACTGGGGCTGCCGCCAGTTCTTCTGCCTGCTTCTGTTCGGCCTTCTGAACTTCCCCCATACGTTCCCCGAGCATTTCTTGAACACGCTCGATGGTTTCCACCGCGATGGGGCGACCAGCATCATCAGCCTTCTCAATCGTGTCCGTCCACTTCTGCCAGAGGGTATCCACGCACGCGATATTGCGGCAGTCAGCCAACTTCTTCTCGAAATAGGCGATATGGTTGAACGGGCGATCCTGTTCGACGCGGCGCCCCTGAGGCGTGACATCTATGGTCTCGCCTGCGAAGTCCTTCCCAGACATTTCGTCATCAGTATTGGTACCGCCGGTCTGCTCCGGGAATGCCATGCGCAACGCCTGTGCTTCGGCGCACTTTGCAAGCTGTCCATAGGCACGCTTCTTCCACATGGCATTAGGAGCTTGCGTGTCACGCTTGGCAGTCGCGTAGTTTTCAAGCCAGAACTCTTTCGCCGCAAACTCGCAGACCTTGCCATGCACCAAGCGACGGACCGTCATCCGGCACCATGATGGGAACGTTACTTCCGATCCTCCAAGGTTCATCGTCTTGTCAGGGCCGAACTCCGGTTCAGACTTCCCTACATATTCGCCGGTCCGGGCGGCTTCCGTGCGATAGAGTGCAATACCCGGCATAACCACATCGACCATGCGGTTAGCGTCCCTGTTCCAGATAGGAACAATGTGAACCGGCTTCTTCATCACATCCAGACCGGCGGCGCGGCAGTAGCCCATCACCATCGCGACAGATGCGTCGGAAGCGCCGGGATAAAGACTGTTCTTCAGCACATCCATCAGATCGCGTTCAGTAATCTGTGCGCCATTTTGGGTGGTTGCGACTGCATTCATGCTGCAATTCCTTTCTTGCCACGGATCACGAGGCGCATCGCGCCGCCGTTGCTCAACGTGGCTCCATCAATTCTTTCGCCCTTCTTGAGGGCTTTGGTCAGTTCGGCGCGGTTCAGTTTGTCAGGCTGCGGTTCGAACAGGTCGGGACGCGAGGCGTGCAGGGCCTTTTCGTCGGTGATCATCAACTCACGAGGGGGGTGAGACAGGCCGCCTTCATACTTGTCGCTGAACAGGCCAAGGGTGCCGGTTTCATCCATATCCTTGACCAGAGCCTTGCGCAGTTCCTTGGCTTGCGCCGCGCTTTCTTTTGCCCAGAGTTCGAGCATTGCAATCTGGTCCAATGCAACCTGCTGGTGGCGCGCTTCGCCTTCCTGATATGCCAGACGCGATGCATTGAATGCCTTGATCGCGGGATAGACCTGCTTGACGTATATCCGGTCCATGACCTTTGAGAGACTGGACATCACACCCGCCCCTCAAAAAACGGCACCCTCTGCCCGCCGGGCAGAAACAGGGTCTCATAATCGGGGAAGGGCCAAGCAGGGATTTCCAGATCGTCGCGACCGGTAATCCTGTCCCAATCCGTCCGCGCATCCATCATGCGCAGGTTCCGGCGCGCGGCTTCGAGTTGGCGCGGGGTGAGGGGGGTCATGCTTCACCTCGTTTTGAAAAACGCGGAGAAAACCCGTGCATAAGTTTTCCTGTATTTCGGTCGAGATACCGCTCTATTCCAAATACGTCATGACCGAAATTGGAATCATCTGCTTCCAAAAGGTCGAGCAACCGCAGCGGGTTTCCATTTGCGTGCGTTGCCGTAATATCCATCTGACATGACATGAAATCAAATTCGGAATCAGGGCGATATTTGAATGCGACTTCCGCCGCTCGTTCAGATATGGCTTTTATTATTCCTGCGTCCCTACATGACACATCAAAACTGATACGATTAATCATAGCCCGCGCCTCCCCACATGGTTCTGCATCACACGCCGATTGATCCGCACGCGCTGGTGTTCTGTCAGGGTGAATGTCATGGAAGCATCTCCGCGAGATGTTCATGGCTCTCGCGCGCCTTGAGAATATGCGACAGTTCTTTTTCCAAATCTTCCCGTATTTCGGGGCGCGTTTCCCGTTTTATAGACTCACGCATCCTGTATTCAGAGCAAGCCAGACCCTCATAGATATTGTTGAGGTGAATATCGTTTGTGTGGTCTGTCATGCCGCGCACTCCATACGCTCGGCCCGGCGGAAATCGGCGCGGTCAAAAGCGCGGTTCTGCCGTTCGTCTGCCTCAATGCGCTCAACCGTTTCCGGGAAGTCCTTGATGGCCTTGTTCACCATGACGATTTCATCATCCAGAGCGCCGCCATACCGGCCACCCGTCATGTCGCTCACGTCGTGGAAGCGGGTATCAACGCCCTTTGCCTGTTCACGCAGAGCGATCAATGACGACCGATATTCACACAGGCGCTGATATTCGTCCTCTGCCCATGCGGGGAAGTTACCACCCAGAGCATGGTCAATATCACCCTGCGAACAACCGTCAGGAAGATTACTGCACATAATCAATTCCTCTCATTACTTGAAAAATACTCAGCCAACTCGGCCAGACTGCCGGGACCGCAGCCCCGGTGGCCCGGACGTGTCAGGGCATCGCAACAGTGGCGAATGCGTAGAACACCGTGCCAAGAAACATCGCTCCAATAACGGCCATGCCGATGAAGCGGGTTAGGTGGTTGTCGGGGAGGGGAGGCATTACAGCCTCACCACTTTGCCGTCTTTGACGGTATAGAGAACGCCTGCTTCAATTCCGTCCTCGCCCTCGTAGAGGTGAACGAAACGATCGCGGGTGCCGTCATGCCAAGTGAGGTTTGCTGCGCCGCCCTTTCCAAGACTTACAGAACCATTGAGTCCAGCAAATACGATGGTGGCGTTCTCGCCGGTGCATTCGGCCTGTGCGTCGTTGCCCGAGAACGCGGCCTGTGCGCCGTAGCCCGAGAACGCGGCCCGTGCGCCGTAGCCCGAGAACGCGGCCCGTGCGCCGTAGCCCAAGAACGCGGCCCGTGCGCCGTAGCCCAAGAACGCGGCCTGTGCGTCGTAGCCCAAGAACGCGGCCTGTGCGTCGTTGCCCGAGAACGCGGCCTGTGCGCCGTAGCCCGAGAACGCGGCCCGTGCGCCGTAGCCCGAGTCAACATCGACGCCTTCCGTTGCGGCAATTATTGAGCGCACATCGCTTTCGATAAAGTCGGCACTGATGTTCTTCACATCGAACGCCTTATCGGCCAGCCACCGCGCGTCGCTGTAGCGTTTGTCAGCATACAGGTCGGTCATCACGTCGCCATACGTACCGCCCTGGGGGAACTTCTCACGAAACCAATCGCGACCATCGGAGCAGGCGCCCCATTCGCGGATTTTGAGGAGGGTAATCTGTGTGGGGTTGTTTTCGGGAGCAGTCTGCTGCTCGACCTGTGCGTGGGTCACTTCCCATCTCCGTGTTGGTGATGGGGGATTGTTACCCTAGGTGTCGGGGCTGCGCAAGGGAAATGTTACCACTGGTGTCGTTTTTTTAGGATGAGTTTTTTGAGCCTCGGGATAGGTTCAGCATATGAAGAACAGATATGCGCGTCTGTTCATCAGCATTCCGGAACATCTCTACAAGAGTGACCTCTTGTGGGCCACTCGCCAGAACGCCGATTTCGTTATTCTCACCCAATAGGTAGTCAACTGGGAGATTGAAGGCTTTTCCTATGACGCGCAACGCATCTCTCCCCGGCTCTTTGCGTCCGGCCTCCCATGCCGCAACAAGCGAACGTGAGCGACCAATCACCTTCGCAAACGCCTCTTGCGAAAGCCCCCGTTGTTCTCTTAACGTTCTTATACGTGTCGCTGTCGTCATGCAACCATTTTGGCACATCGGTTTTTTTGCTGGTGACACTTATAGGAACAATCCGCTTGACGGAGACCGACACCATAGGTAACAGTCTGATCTATGGAAACAGTATCTGATTTGGTCAGGAAGAACGGGGGGGCGCAGGCGGTTGCCGACCTCTTCGGTGTTACCAGACCCGCTGTGGTGAAGTGGTGCCGAAAGAACCAGTTTCCGGCACGGCTTACTGTGGATATCGCTCATGTATTCGGTGTGCCTGAAACTGTTCTCAGGCCTGACATTTTCAGAAAGCCAATCGTGCGGCCCGAACGGGAGGCCGTGCGATGAGCTTCACAACCTTCACCCTTTCGCGCGCCTTGTGCCGCCTTGGTCTGGCGCAATCGGAAACTGCTGCCCGTGCCCTGATCCGTTGCGGGCGAGTACGCGTTGACGGTGATCTGCCAGAGGGGCCGGCATTCGTCGGATACGGTGTGACCGTCAGCGTTCGCGGGATTGGTGAGCGCGTGGTCAGTCGGCAATCTATGGGGGTTCGGTGATGCCAAAGCCCATGGATCTGCGCGGTCAGAAATACGGAAAACTGACGGTGATCGAGCTGGCGCCGAGTGGACTTGGCGAAAAACCCAAGTGGCGCTGCAAATGCGAATGCGGGGGAGAGTTTATCGCTCCCGCATTCAATCTGCGCCGGGGCAATTCCACAAAATGCAATGACTGCCGGTATTTCAAATGGACTGCGGATAGGGAAGGCGCTTTGCGTGATCTCAAGGCCGCGGGGAAAACAGGCAAGCAAATAGGCGAACTGCTGGGCTGTAGCGCATATGTCGTGAACAGCAAGCTCAAGCAGTGGAAAAGGGATGAAGCGCGCGCCCTTATGAAGCCTGAAACGGGGTTTCGGCAGCATATGAACTCCCCCTGCGAGCGCAGATGCCTTCACTGTGGGAAACCGTTTGAGGCAGAAAGCCGCGTGAACCGCCTGTGCAGGGTATGTGACCCGATCGTGCGTGGGGCTGCCTTCATCTGATGCCTCACCGCCCCGCCAGTTCCGTGGCTACCATGGTCGCCAGATGCTGCCGGACCTCGATGGTGGCATTCGGGTGTAGCACGGCCCAGGTGCGGGCATTGTTTACGAGCATCCACGCGAGGAAGGGGGTTCGGTCTCCCTCGCGTGCTCCATCAACGTTTTTTCGTTCATGTTCCTCCAAGTGCAGTTTCTCCAGTTCCGTCCGTCGCAAGAGGGAATATGGAGCATCTGAATGCCAAACTCTTGGGGAAAATTCCGAAAGGTTAGGGGAATGAGCGGCGCCACTGCTTCGTTTGATCCTCGCCCACGGCTGCTGAAAGTAATCCGTAGCCATTTTGCACCATTTCGATTTGCCGCGCAGAAGCTCGCCGACATGGCTTCGAGCACGCCTCGCGCGGCGGAAAACTGGTTGTCCGGCCAATGCGCGCCGGGCGTTCCGCAACTGATCGAGCTTATGGCCTCCTGCGATGAAATCGAACGCGAGGTCATGCAGCTTGTCGAAGAACGCCGCAAGGCAAGGGAAGAAGAATGCCCTGGATCAAAATCAGGTTCCGACGCTTCGTCTGGCTGAAGCGTGAAGATGGTCCGCCTCCCTCGTGTCACGTCCTGTGCCTGCACATTTCGTGGTTCGATTGGGACACATGGGCCAACAAGATGAACCGTGCCCTGAAGGCTGCACAGGAGGAACTGCGCAAATGACAGCAGTAACCCTACGCCCTTACCAGCAGGACGCAGTAGAGGGTGTCCGCGATGCATTCCGGCAGGGGCATCGTGCCCCGCTGCTCGTAGCGCCTACTGGTGCAGGCAAGACAGTGATGTTCAGTCACATCGCGTCAAGTGCCAAGGCGCGCGGCTCCCGGGTGCTCATTATTGCGCATCGCAAGGAGCTTATTCGGCAAGCAAGTCGTAAGTTGCGTGATGCTGGCGTGTCTCACGGGATCATCGCACCATGGGCTGATCCCACAGGCGATCTGGTGCAGGTTGCGTCGGTGCAGACACTGGCCCGCAGACTGGAGACGCTGCCGCGCTTCGATCTGATCATTCTGGACGAGGCGCACCATGCCGTAGCGGGCACCTGGGCAAAGGTCATCACAGCACAGCCATGGGCAAAGATCCTTGGGGTGACGGCTACACCTGAACGTATGGACGGAAAGGGTCTGGGCGTATCCGCTGGTGGCGTGTTTGACACACTGGTCATGGGTCCGCTGATCAGTGACCTGATCGGAAACGGATTTCTCACGCCCAGCCGGGTGTTCGCACCGACTGATGCGCCGGATCTGTCCGGCATCAAAACGCGTGGTGGTGATTATGACACCACGGCGCTGTCTTCGATCATGTCTGAGCCAAAGCTGACCGGGGACGTGGTGGAACATTACGCAAAATATGCGGCCGGGCTGCCCGCTATTGCTTTCTGCACCTGCGTTCAGGATGCCCAGATGTATGCAGAGGCATTCCAGAACGCGGGCTGGCGCGCCAGAGCTGCGTATGGAGCGATGCCCGGCGAAGAACGCGACGCCGCGATAAATGGGCTGGCGGATGGATCAGTGCAGGTTCTGACTACCTGCGACCTTGTTTCCGAGGGACTGGATGTCCCGTGCGTGGGGGCAGTGATCCTGCTGCGCCCGACAAAATCCCTTGGACTGCATGTCCAGCAGGTTGGCCGCGGTTTACGTCCGATGCCGGGCAAGACGCATCTGATCGTCCTTGACCATGCGGGAAACACGTTCAAGCATGGTCTACCGGATAGCCTGCATAACTGGTCCCTTGAGGGCCGGACCAAGAAAGAACGGGACGGCTCGGCTATCGCGACCTGGCGGTGCGAGCACTGCTTTTCCGTCAATGCTGCAACAGTACGCAAATGCCAGGAGTGTGGAGAGGCGCGGAAGCAGGACAAGCCTGAAGAAGATGACCGGCGCATGGAAGTTGCGGATGGCGAGCTGGTAGAACTTGATGAGGCTGCGCAGGCCCGTCTGAATTACCTGCGCCAGCAGCCCTACAAGCAGGTTCTCCGGGAAGCCCTGACCGAAGATGACCTGAAAGAAATTGCCAAGGCCCGCAATTACAAGCGGGGATGGGTTTTCCACCAGATGAAGATGCGCGCTGAACGCGCTGGAGTGCAGGCATGACCGAAGCCCAGATACAGGCGGAGATCATGCTCCGCGTTGGATCTCTCCATGGGGTGCGTCTGTTCCGTAATTCGGTTGGTGAAGGCTGGGTTGGGCGTACCGTCCGCCATGAAGGCAGCCGCCTCCTGCTGGAACACCCGCGCCGCGTCACATTCGGCTGGTGTCCGGGATCGTCTGATCTCCTAGGCTACCGGTCGCGTGAAATCACGCCTGATATGGTCGGGCAGACGGTGGCGCAGCTTGTGGCTATCGAGGTGAAAGGACCACGCGGACGCGCGACCGTGGAACAGGCCCGGTTCATCGAAGTAGTGCGCCGTCATGGTGCGGCTGCTGACATCGTCCGGTCAGTCGATGAGGCGCTTTCTGCGCTGGGAATGGTGCAGGCATGATTCCCTTTGACCAGATCAATTCCGTTGCCCTGTCTCAGTTCCCGCAACTGGTTGCAACCTGGCTGCCCGCGGGAAAGCGCCGAGGCGATGAATGGGTGCTGGGTGACCTGTCAGGAAACCCGGGCCGCTCCCTGTCCATCAACACGCGCACCGGGAAGTGGAGCGACTTCTCCGGGGCAGGGAAGGGCGGCGATCCGATCAGCCTTTATGCAGCAATCAATACGAACGGCGACCGGGTAACTGCGGCCCGCGCCCTTGGGAAAATTCTTGGCGTGACTTCTGATAGCGTAGACCCTGCACCCGTTCCCCGTGAACAGCCCTCGCAACAGTCCGACTGGTCGCCAATTGTTCCACCACCGGTCGATGCGATAGCGCCAGATTTTACCGGCTGGGACGAGGTTTATGCTTACCGCGATGCCGCAGGCTTCCCACTACGATACGTCGTGCGGAAAAATGCGACCGAGCATGAGCGCAAGAAGATCATGCCGCTCACATATGGTACGTCGGCCAAGGGAACACGGTGGCACCTGAAGCATGATGCCACACCGCGCTGCCTTTATGGCCTCGACCGTGTGGCACATAATCGTGCCGTTCTTATATGTGAAGGCGAGAAAGCCGCGGATGCTGCTCAGTCCATGTTTCCGCGCATCGCCTGCGTGACCTGGACGGCAGGAACCGGGAATGTCAGTAAGTCGGACTGGTCGGCCCTTGAGGGAAAGAATGTCCTGATCTGGCCTGATAATGATGAACCGGGCCTGAAGGCCGCAGAGGAAATCCGGGCGATCCTGTCTGGAATTGCTGACACGGTGCGGATGGTCGATGTGTCCGACCTGAACCCGGGTGATGACGCTGCCGATCTGAATGTTGCCAGCCCGCGCGATTGGCTGCGCGAACACTGCGGGCCGGTTGTGTGCGGCACAACTGTGAAGCGTGCGCAGGAAAGCGCCCCCGTCATGCAGCCCGGCCGACGTATAGCAGGACTTGAACCAGTGCAGGTGCGCGCCGGGGAACTGGATCTGGTCGCCACGGCTGGGGAACGTGCGCTCGTCGCGTCCGGCATGCCCGTGTATCAGAGAGGCACAGCCTTGATGCGGCCCGGCCGTCGCGAGGTGGCCGCGGCAAATGGCCGGACGACCTATGCGGCATGCCTGATTGACCTTGGTGCTCCAGCCCTGACCGATCTTCTGTGCCAGGCGGTTGAGTGGCAGAAATATTGCAAGCGGACGCAGGGATGGAAGCAGATTGATCCGCCGCCTACTGCGGCGCAGACCATTCTAGCCCGGGCCGGGACGTGGGCTTTCCCGTCAATCGCAGGCGTCATCACCACGCCAACACTGCGTCCCGATGGAAGCGTGCTGATGGCGCCCGGCTACGATCCCGGCACGCGTCTGTTCCATGTGGACGATCCGCTTCTTGACCTGCGTCTGCCGAACCCAAGCAAATCTGCAGCACTTGATGCATTGAACACCTTGAACACGCTTCTGGAGGAATTTCCATTCGCGTCCGATGTAGACCGATCGGTCGCTGTTGCCTCGATCGTGACCGCTGTGGTGCGCGGCATGATGCCGGTAAGCCCGCTCTTTGCCTTTCGCGCCAATGCTCCCGGGTCGGGGAAATCATTTCTGGTGGATGTCGCTAGCGTGATCGCCACAGGCCGCGTGTGCCCGGTAACCAGTGCAGGGGAAGACACGACCGAAATGGAGAAACGTCTCGCGGGGCTGCTGCTGGCAGGATATCCGATCATGTCTCTGGACAACGTGAACGGGGAATTGGGAGGCGATCTTCTGTGTCAGGCTACGGAACGCCCGATCGTGCGTATCCGCGAGTTAGGGTCATCGTCCTCAACCGAGATCGAGAACCGGGCCGTGATTTTCGCGACAGGTAATGCCCTGCGCGTCAGGGGAGACATGACGCGGCGCAGTCTGGTAGCGTCCCTTGACGCAGGGATGGAACAGCCCGAACTGCGCAAATTCCGTCACAACCCGGTCGAAGAAGTGATGGAAAACCGGGGAAAGTTTGTAGCTGCCTGCATCACGATAGTAAGGTCCTATATGGAAAGCGGCGATGATATGCGGCTTACGCCACTGGCTTCATTTGAGGTGTGGAGCAAGACAGTGCGCAGTGCGCTGGTCTGGCTTGGGCAGGACGATCCGTGCGATAGCATGGAGGCGGCCCGCGAGGATGATCCGGAGCGGATCGAGCATCGCGAGGTTGTGGGGCTACTTGCTGAAGCCGCGGGGACTGGGCAGAACTGCGGGTTGACCATTCGACAGATTGAAGACCTGTCGATGCAGGTGGATACCGACGGTTCCGGTTACAATACCGGATTGCGATACCCGGAATTGCGCGATGCGCTGATCCGTATTGCTGGCAATTCTTCAGGAAAGATCAATCCTCGCAGCTTAGGCCGATGGTTCATGGCGCGCCGTGACCGAATGGTGGACAGCATGAAGATTGTCGATTGCGGTTCTGACCGGAATAAGGTTAAGCGTTGGTGTGTGGAGCGCGCGTAAATAGAAATGCGGGGTTTGCGGGGTTTGCGGGGCCTTTTTTCCCCAGCGCGTCAGATTTCGCACTGCGAAAATCCGACACCTAAGGAAAATAACCCCTTCAAACCCCGCAAACCCCGCACATTGGAATTATATTTATTGTGATGCGCCCAAAATGGACGTTTTTTATTCCTCTCCCTACCTAATCCGTACTAGAATCCTGGAAATCCAATAATTCCCGGTGATCTATGGATACCCAAGAAATCTGGCCAGAACACTGCGGCTCTGACTACCGCTCCCAGCTTGCTCCGCCGAAGGACTGGAACGTGGCTGTCACGATCTGTCAGATGCGGGCCGGGTGCGATATCGGGGGAATGGGACGGGCTGTGCTGGCTGATATGCCCCTGAGAGCGTCGAGGATTGGCGGTGAGGGCGGTGTAGCTTCTGGAAGCACCGAGGATATGGGTAAATCGCCAGCGGGCGAAAAAACGGCCTATACGGGCGAGTTGGAGATTTTGGGATGATGACCGCGAAGTCGCTGGCCGCAACCCTGAACGGTCGGGAATATCGGAATGAGATCACCCGAGAAGAATGCCGCGCTGCCCATGAAGCATGTTTGGTGGTCGTGACCGGATATAGCGATGATGGCGTTACGATCTGGGGCGCGATTGTCGATGAGATCGGGGCATGGAATGGCAGGACATTCTGGTTGACCCCTGACGGTGTGCTGCCGCGGTTCGAAACCCTTTGTGAAAGGGCAGACGAGGCCGAGATGGAAAAGTATTTCAGCAACAAGGCGGCGGCCCGAAAAATCGAGGCTGTGTGGTCGCCCAGCGAGCCTGATGCATCATGGCTGATCAAGTCCGACGTCCCTCATGAAACCTTCGACATAATGGAGGATGACCAATTGTTTTGCCGAGGGATCGTGTTTGCGCTTGCTGACCTGCGCGCTCAGTGCGCGGGTGAGTTGGGAGGTGAAGGATGATGAGTAAATGGCAGGCCGTCGCCTCGATTGCTGATACGGTCGGGGCAGTCATCGTAGCCGTAGGTTTTGCAGTCAGTATTGCGTGGATGGTTGTGGGGACATGGCGATGATTGTTAGCGGCAAGATGATTGATCCTGAAATCATTGAATGGTTCACGGGGTATATCCTGCGCCAGGAAGAACCGTTTACTGCATGCGAAATGGAAGAAAAGGCGATCCATAACGGGGTGGCGCGCGCAGTTGCACACCGCTTCGTTGACCGCATGTTTCAAAAACTGCGCAAGGCCGGGGAAATACGGTTTGTTGGTGGTTACTGGTCAGTGGTGGAAGGGGCGTGATCGCAGTCGCAGCAATCCTTTCCGCCACAGTCCCGATCCTGTTCGGTTGGTCGCGGAAGTGTCGGCATGAGTGGGAGGTCATCGCCACAGAATGGTCGGTGATGAACGGGCCACCACCCGTCGCGACAAAGGGCGTAAAACGCTGCACGAAGTGCGGGAAGATGAGGCAGGTGACGCTGTGACTGACGCACTGACAACCGCCCTGATCTGGGTCCTATTCCTGCTCGTTATCCCGCCTGTGTCGGCTATGTGCTGGGTGGTAATCTGGTGGCACGGAAATTGATCCCCAGACGCCAACGCCATTTCCAGCAGGAAATGCAGACGCGTGGCTGGTCCGTTTCCGTCTCACGTGGCGGGCACCTGAAATGGACCCACAGTAACGGCGCAATCTATTTCTCGGCAGGAACGCCGGGTGACCGCAGGGCAGTGAAAAATGCTCGGGCGGCTATGAGGAGGTTGGAGAAGTGAGTGGAAGCGTAGATTCAAAAGGATACGTGAAGGTCCCATACGAAGGTGAAGAAAAGGTGATGTATTTTATCAGGCGTAATGGGGAGTTGTATTTCAATGAGATGCTGATCGGTTCCGATAAAAGCGCAGAAAATCTTGTACATACGGCCCGTCTTTTGGCTAAGAACATTGAACCAACGGCGCGGCGCATCGCAGAACTCGAAACAAAGTAAATTGGAGATGCCAGTGGCCGCGACCATTGAAGTTGAGCGTGTAGCTCATATCCTGAAATCAGACCGGCGTTACAATCGCCTGCGCCGTGATATCGAAGCAGGAACCGCGACTGACCCGGGGGCAGACGGGCCGGCCGCATTGCGCCGCAAGATTGTGCAGGATGCGATCGCTATCGCGGGAAGCGGTGGAAAGACGCAGGCAGTGCGCCGGGTCGCGGATGAATGTGCGCTGGATCGGTTTTATCATCGTCCGAACAGCAACCTGACATCGCAGCAGTATGCGGCCGGTATGCGCTTCCGGCAGGCATGGCTACGGTCCGCCCGCCGGGCGCGCGTGACCCAGACTTACGACACGCAGGAAATCGAACGCGGGGGCGATTTGAGCGGGCAGGAGAATGCCTGTTATGCGCGCGAACTGGTCTCTGAGGCACTGGAGGTCCTGTCTGCGGCCCAGCGCCGTGCAATCGTGGCGGTTTGCGGTGAGGATGAGCGCGTGGGTATGCGCGGTAAAACGATCTGTTATGGGTTGGATAAACTGGCCGATCTCTGGTTCAAAAAATAACACTTGTACTTTTTCCAGTAACGTGCATTATTTGATTCATCATGGAATAAATGCGCCGCAACGGCACACACTCCACCACCCCATAGAGGGTGGTTTTTTCGTATGCGGGCTTCCCTGTTCCATGTCCAGTTTCGGGCGGCTGACAACCTTACGGTTCTGGCACGGAGCCGATATCCCCGCTTCCCTAACCGATTGGTGCCCGTTAGTTTCATTGCCGATCGGCATGGGTAAATCCTGTCAGCCCGCAAGGAACGGGGGATAAGGCGGGGAGTGCATTAAACATCATTGCCTGGAGGATTGTATGGCTGGGCGAAAGGGTCCGGCTAAGGTGCGGGCCGCCACGACGAAAAAGACAAGCCCAACGCGCGATGCGCGCGAAATCTTTCTGTCGCACCTGCGCGAAACATCCAACATCACCAAGTCCGCGCGATTGGCGCTTGTTGACCGGTCGACCGTTTACCGCTGGCGCGAGGAAGATCCCGCATTCGCCGCCGCATGGGATGACGCGATAGATGAAGCAACCGACACGCTGGAAGCTGAAGCGCGCCGTCGCGCCATTGAGGGTGACGAGGAATACGTGGTCTCGATGGGCCAGTTGGTCCGTGACCCCAAAACGGGGGAATACCTGACCACACGAAAGCGATCGGATGGGCTGATGACGTTGCTACTCAAGGCACATAGGCCCGAGAGATTCCGCGAACGTTATGACGTGCAGCAGAGCGGCAACATCACCATGAACATCACGAAAGACGATGACGCTCTGTAATGGTCGCCAAGCTGAACCCGGCCCAGCAGGAGGCAAACCGCCTGCTCGGCAGTCCGGCCACGCACATCCTGCTTCGGGGCGGCTCGCGGTCGGGGAAAACCTTTCTCCTGATCCGCGCTCTCGTTATCCGCGCAGCCAAGGCGCCCGGCACGCGCCACGGCATATTCCGCCATCGCTTCAATGCGCTGAAACACTCCATTATCGGGGACACCTTCCCCAAGGTGATGCGCCTGTGCTTCCCCGGCGTGCCCTACAACCTGAATCGCACGGACTGGTTCGTGACCCTGACAAACGGGTCTGAAATCCTGTTTCACGGTCTCGACAGTTCTGACCGCACCGAGAAGATCCTCGGTCTTGAGTTCGCCACGGTCTACCTGAATGAGGCCAGCCAGATTGGATATGGCGCGCGCAACATGCTGTTGACCCGTCTGGCGCAGAAATCATCGCTGAGCGTCAAGGAGTATATCGACGCCAACCCGCCCACGACATCACACTGGCTTTACAGCCTGTTTGAGCGGAAGATTGAGCCGAAATCTGGCGAGCCTCTACCTGATCCTGCCGACTATGCGACGATGCAGATCAACCCGGACAGCAACCGGGCCAATCTCTCGCCTGAATACCTGAAGCAGTTGGAAAGCCTGCCGGAGAAGGAACGTCAGCGGTTCCTGTTCGGAAATTACCAGACTGCCATCGAGGGGGCGCTGTGGACGCTGGACCGCATCCGGCGGGAGGCCGCGATAACGGACGCCAACCGTGCCGGTGTGCTGGCGCGTATGCGGCGCGTCGTCGTGGCCGTCGATCCCTCTGGTTGCTCGGGTCCGGAAGATTATCGCTCGGATGAGATAGGCATTTCGGTGTGCGGTGTTGACGTTGACGGCAACGGTCATGTGCTGGCTGATCTATCGTGCCGCACCGGACCCGCAGGATGGGCCAAGATCGCGCTGGATGCGCTGGATCTGTGGCGGGGCGACCGCATCGTGGCGGAAAAGAACTTTGGTGGCGCCATGGTCGAAAGCACGATCAGGGCAGCGCGCGCCACAGCCCCCGTTACGCTGGTCACAGCCTCGCGCGGAAAGTTCGCTCGGGCCGAGCCGGTGGCGGCGCTCTATGAGCAGGGAAAGGTCGTGCATCACGGCAGATTTCCCGATCTGGAGGATCAGCTTTGCCAGTTCTCCATGTCGGGTTTCGAGGGGGCGCGATCTCCTGACCGGGCCGATGCTCTGGTATGGGGGCTAACTGACCTTATGCTTGGTCCGCCACCTGCCGCACCGGCGCGATTTGCGCCAACACGTTTCAATCTGGGCCGGTAACGGCCACGGGGCCGTATGGACTGGCAACAGCTAAAGAAAACCTATCCTCAGGATCAGGATTTGCCCGCGCGCGCAAACCGCCTGACCGCACTTATGAGGGTGTTGCGCTGCACGCAGTATGATGACATCCAGAACCCATTCAGCAGCGAATACAACGGGGCAGGGGAATACATCCCCCTTTCTCAGCGTAGACCGTCCGTGCGCACCAATATGTGCGCGACGGTGGTGGATGAAAGCGCATCGCTGGTGTTTGGCGAATGTCATTGGCCTGCCCTGACCGCAGATAGCCCGGATGTTGCGGGCGTTATGGCTGACGTTGACCGGGAGTGCGCGTTGCCCGCAGTCATGATTGAAGCGGTTATCGCCGGGTCTGTTGGTTCATGCGCCCTTCTGGTAGAAGCCGTGGATCGTGTCCCGTGCGTCTCAAAGCACGATACCCGTTTCCTTACGCCCACGTGGGATGCTGCGAACAACCTGACCAGTGTAGCCGAGTGCTACAAGGTCAAGGGTTCCGATCTGGCTGCGAATGGCTGGCCCGTTTCCGATGATGACAGGCCAGCCGTGTTCTGGTGGCGGCGAGAGTGGGACCGCACGGAATGCCGGGTCTACATTCCGCGCCTTGTGTCGGAAGGCACGCCCGATCGGATAGATGTCTCACGCACCACCCAACATGGTCTCGGCTTTGTTCCGTGGATCTGGATGGCCAATCTGGCGCAGCCGGGCGTTGTGGATGGGCCGTGCACCTTCGAGCGTGCGATTGATACGGTCATCGAGTGCGATTACCTGCTATCGCAGTCCGGGCGTGGCCTGAAATACAGTTCCGATCCGAAACTGGTGATTAAGGCAGGGAAAGCCGATCCGGCAGGCGCAGACGGCGACAACGGCACAACCGGTGGTTCGGCATCGGCCCTCATCCTGCCCATGGATGGCGACGCCAAGATGTTGGAAATCAACGGGGACGCATCGGGCGCGATGCTGGCGCAATACAAGGAACTGCGCGCCATCGTGATGGAGCAGATCCACGGCAACCGGGCCAGTGCGGATAAGATCAGCGCCGCGCAGTCAGGGCGTGCCATGGAGATGATGTGTCAGTCCCTTGTCTGGCTGGCTGACCGGTTGCGTCTGTCCTATGGCGAATACGGGCTGCTGGCACTGTATCGTATGATCTGCCGTTTTTCCGTGGCGTTGAAGGGTGGCGTACGGATTGGCGGCAAGGATTACGCCGATCTTTCAGAGGAAGGTCTGGCGCTCCAGTGGCCGCCATACTTCCCCAGCACGGACCCGGAACTTCTTCAGCTTGCTCAAGGACTAGCGACGGCTGTGGCGAGTGGTTTCATGTCCAATGAAACCGCATGCAACATCTATGCCGCCAAGGTCGGGACCGCCAGCCCGCAAGAGGAATGGGATCGGGTTCTGAACGAACTGTCCGACCCGGTTCTGACCGCCAAGCGACAGACTGCTGCCGACGCAGCCAAGGCCGACCGGAAGGCCGGGGCGGCAGGACACACAGAGACACGACAGGTCACGGCCTGACGTTTCCCGGCTGATGCCGGATCATTCATACAACAGAGGGTCAGATGACCGAAAACACTCCGCCTGTAATCGATCCCAACACGGTGCGCGAACTCGAAAAGGCGCGAGCCGATATCAAGACGGTGCGTGCTGAACTGAACGCTGCGCGTGCTGAACGGGATGCAATCCGCACTGAGCGGGATGATGCAATCAAGTCGCGTGACGGCCTCAAGGCTCAGTTCGACAAGCAGAAGGCTGACGGCGAAAAGGCTCTGGCCGACGCGAATGCTGCCGTTGAACAGGCCAAGGCTGATGCCGAAGCCGCGACCAAGGGCGCGACGGAAAAGGCGAACGCCGCCGTTATCCGTGCTGAGGCCAAGGCGGCCGCTGTCCGGCTGGGCGCTGTCAACCCTGAGGATGTGGTCAAGCTGATCGACCTTGACACCGTCAAGATGGGCGAGGACGGGAAGATCGACGGGCTCGACGCGGTGATGGAAGCCGCAAAGGAAAACCGTGGCTATCTTTTCTCCGAACCGCCCAAGCCGGGAACCGAGACGGGCACGACCAAGACGACGCCCGCACCCAAGGTGGGTGATCCGGCCCCGTTCGATGCGGCGACCGCCAAGCCCGGAGATGTGGCAGCGCAGGCGCGCGCCATGGGGCTGCGTTGGCCTGCGCCGGTCTGACCCTAAACAACATGCCTGCTGATGTGGGCGCCGCTGACTGGCTGATGCCGGAGCGTATTTCCTGACATCACAAGGATATTAAATCATGGCAGTCGCCAATTTCCCCGCCGCCCTTCAGCCGATCATTCAGCAGGGCTTTCTTTCCCGCGCTTTTCAGGACTCCCTTGAGTCCCGTCTGGGCTTCCGTTCCATTGCAGACCGCATGGAGTTCCCCGCACGCATTGGTCAGACCATTACCGATACCCGCGCGGGATTGCTGGCTCCGGCCACCACACCGCTGAATCCCAGTAGCAACACCAATTTCGATAACGGCATGTCGCCGTCCGGATGGTCCGTGGAACAGTATACGCTGACCATTGATCAGTATGGCAACACCATGGATCTGAACCAGGTGACGGAAGGTGTCGGTATCGCCAACCAGTTCCTGGCCAACGCATCGCGCCTTGGCATCAATGCGCGGCAGACGCTGGACCGGCTGGCGCGCAACGCGCTGTTTGGCGGGGCGCAGAACGGTGTAGGCGGCTATCTGGGCGGAAATACGCGCGTCACTGCCACGCTGGGGGCTGCGGGAACCACGATTGCCGTAGACGATATCCGTGGCTTCCAGAACGTTCTGTCCGACGAAGGGCAGGTCATCCCCGTCAGCGCGACATCCGGCATGACGGTCACGGTTGGCGGCGATGCCTATACGCTGGTCAGCGTCGCATCGGATGCGACCAACACCACCACAGCACCCAATGGCATCTCCGGCACGCTGACGTTTTCCGCCAATGTCACTGTGGCTGATGGAACTGAAGGGCAGCCCGTTGTTGCCGCTACCGCCCCGCTGGTCCTGCGGCCCAATGGTCGATCGACCACGGCAGCACTTCTGGCGAATGGTATGGCGGATAGCGGTGGAAACAGGGTATCGGGCGACTACCTGACCATTCAGGCCATGCTGGCTGCATTGTCAGCCCTGCGTGACAACAACGTGCCCACGCTGGATGGTGGCGTATATCACTGCTATCTCGACAATTCCCAGCTTCTGGGCCTTTTCCGTGATGAAGATTTCAAGCTGCTCTATCGCGGCCAGTATGGGTCCGATACCTACCAGAGCGGCCAGATATTCGACCTGCTCGGAATCCGCTTCATTCCCACAACGGAAGCTCCGCAGCAGGCCTCTCTGGGCGCAGGCGGCATCCATCGCGCCATCATCTGCGGACAGGGCGCACTGATCGAAGGTGATTACGCGAACATGGGCAACCATTACGCGGGCATGCTGGACGCAGGGGAACTGACCCATGTGGATGATGTCTGCATGATTACCCGTCCGGCGCTGGACCGTCTGGCGCAGATCATCGCGCAGTCCTGGGCATGGATCGGCGGGTTTGCCCTGCCGACCGACCTTACGGCCAACACTACGATTATCCCGACCGCGACCAACAGTTACCTGAAGCGCGGGGTGGTGATCGAAAGCCTTGGCGCCAGCGCGTAATGGCGCGGCCTCGCAAGGCGCAGGCGGAAGGGGCGAGCAGTTATGCCGCCCCTGTCCGCCTCGTGCGTGATCACGGGTATATCGAGACCCGTTTTAACCGGGGGCGGTTCCACTGGGCCGCCGGGGAAATTATCAACAAACCCGAAGAAATCACCCACCTGCGCGAACGCGGGGCGGAACTGGAGCCGGTGGAATGTCCGGGACAACCACACCCCCAGTCGTAGCGGATACACCGCTGACCGACGCCGAGATGGTCCAATGTCGTCGTTATATGGGCTATCCGGCCATGGGCGGCATCAATAGCGGCCAGCAGTCCTGGCGGTTCTTTCAGGTCTACGGCTTCAATGAATGGCGCATGCGCAATATGGCGCCGGACGAATATGTGCAGATCCGCACGTTTTTGACCCAGTGCCAGACATTGGAAACGGCCATCATGGGCGCAACCGATAATTTGGACACGGATCAGGCCGCCGTGTGGCACCACAACAGATACGAGGTGCAGGACCGGTTTGGCCTCTACAACCGTTGGCGCATGCAGTTGTGCAATTTCTTCGGCATCCCGCCCGGGCCCGGCCTGCGTCCGCAAAATCGCATCACAATCTAGGAGGCAGAATGTTTGCTGTTGACAGCAACCGTCCACGTCCCACGCGGCTATGGGCGCAGGTGAGGGATGGCGTAATCGTCGCCATCAAATGTGCCTTTGCGCGTCAGCCCCATCCATTCGGGCCGTATGCCGGGCGCGTGGTCGAGGTTACGGGCACCGATGCGCAGATCGGGTATATGGTTGATCGCATGGGAAACGTCACCCCGCGCGAGCGCCGGACCGGACCGATCCCTGACGGTCAGCCAGCGTATCTGGAAGGGCCTCCGGTTCCTGCCCCTATGTCCGGGCCGCTTTCCGTCGCCCTGACTTCAGCAGGTATCGTGTCCAGTGCGGACCCCGACCATCCCGCAAACTGGCCTCAGAACAAGGACAAGAAACGGGAGGATGCCAATGGCAACGCTGACCAGCCGCAGGCGTAACGCCCTGCCGAAATCCGCATTCGGTCTGCCCGGTTCGCGGCGTTTCCCAATGCCTGATCGCGCCCATGCGATTAACGCGAAGGCTCGCGCCGCCCAGCAGGTTAAGGCGGGCAACCTGTCCAAATCCTCGCAGGCGAAGATCAACGCCAAGGCCAACAGCATAATCAGGCGGAAAAAATAGATGGCACGCTCCCCCAAGCGCACGACCATGGCGCAGTATCTCAAGTCGAACACCGACCGGAAGGAGGACGGCCAGAACGCGGCTCTGGTCGGCATGACCACGGCGGCGTTCAAAAAGACCCCGCAGGCCAAAGCCATTGACCGGCAGATGGTATCGCTGATGAACCGCACATCGACCAAGGGGCGGCGGCGGTAATGTATCAGGCCCTCGTCCAGCAGAAGGTGGCGCGTGGTTATGCCAAGGCGGCCCTGCGGCTGGGGGCCACGACAACGCAATACCGTCCGGTATCGCTGACCGCGCCGATGGAGACCGTCCATGCAACGTTTCTGGCTGCGTTCAACAATGACAGGAAATTCGGGTTTGACGGACCGGCGCTGTGGGACAGACCTGCGGTGTTCGGCCTGTTCGATACCACAGATGTACAATCGGGAGACCTGCTGACCTGCGCAGGCGAGAACTATTTTGTAGCGCGCCTCGAACCGTTCCGGCCGCCGTTGTGCATGCTGTGCAACCGGGTCGTATCCATTGCTGGCCAGCCGGGGCAGGGAAGCACCAATGGCGATGGCGCGGTCTGCACAGACGTTGGCGCGTCGGACGATTACAGCACGGCAGGCGATGTAACCGACCAGACCGTGCTGGCTTCGGGTTGGCCTGCCTTCATTCAGATCAAGAACAAGGGTAATGCTGTTGGCGACGGCATTCCCGGTTCCATCAAGGCCGCAGATTACGAAATGTTCCTGCCGCTGATACCAGACTTTGTTCCCGCCATTCAGATGGCAGTCACTACCGATCTGGGCACGACATATACGATCAGCGCCGTAGAGCCGAGCCAATATGGGAACCGGTGCCTGATGGGCGTGCGGCAGGTGTGATATGGCTGATATCGTCTCAATTTCCCGCGCCATCGTGGCGCAGATGGAGAGTATCGTTTATCCGCAAGGAAAGGGGAGCCCGTCCGTAACCGGGCGCCCGATCCGGATACGGCGCGGCTGGATCACGCAGGCGGATTATACCGGAACTGACTGCGCCCTGAATAAAGGTGTGGATTTCATCACCGTCATGGATCTGCAAGGGGGCTGGCGGCGCATCGACGAGCCTCTGGGGCGACCGTGGCGGCAGGATGGCAATCCCGTTCCGGCCACGGTATCGGTTACGACCGATGGAGCCACGGCCACGATCGCGCTACAGGATGGCGCGACACCCGTGGGCATCGTAGGTCTGCGCATCCGATCAAATGACACAGCAATCCCCGACCGTGCCGTTGCTGCATACGCCGTTCAGCCGACAGATACCGTGGCCACCATCGCGGCCTCTCTGGCCGACCAGATACCAGGCGCGGTATCGAGCGGCGCGATTGTCAGCGTTCCAGCCGCATCAAGCCTGACTGGCGCGGCGGGCGGTTATGTTCCGGCAGTCCGCACGGCGCGCAGGCAGCAGCAGTTGTTTCAGGTGACAGTCTGGTCGGCATCACCGGCAGCACGCGATGCGCTGGGCACGGCAGTTGAGAATGGCATGGCCTTTATCGACTGGCTGACGGCCGGCAGCGGTTCGACCTTCCAGATCGAGGCGCGGGGCGACTGGAACAATGATGCCGCGCAGAACAGCGGAATTTTCATGCGCCCGTTCCGGTTCATCGCCACCTACGACACTGACATGCGTGAGAACATGGCTCAGATGCTTTTTGGCACTGAGGTGTTCAGCCTACCGGGCGGCCAGACCATTACCGCAGGAGACGGGCCGCTTCTGGTCACGTCCTGACCCTTCCGCAAGGACACTCAATGACGACCACACCCCAGACCGCAGCCCCGGCTGTTGTGGCGAGCCAGACGGCTGCCCAGCCCGCAGCAGCGCCGACTGTCGCCTATGTCGTGACCCTTCCGGGTTACGGCTACCCGATGGGAACCCAGATTACGGACGCCGCCACCGTCGAGAAGCTGCAAGCCAATGGCACTCTTGGCCGCTTCACCGTGCGCGTGCCGCTCAAGCAGGAGAAGTAACATATGACCCGTCTATATCAGGCAGGCGACCTGAACACGAACAGCCTGATCGTGCCTGATCTGTATGTGCAGATCCAGAAGCCCGCCACGCTGGCGCTGAACGGCGTTTCAAGCGGTCGTATCGGTCTGGTCGGCACAGCCGCATGGGGGCCGCTCAACACGCCTGTCATCGTCGGGTCCATGGGGGACAGTCTCGCCGCTTTTGGTGCAAAGCAGGCTCTGGCTACCGATATCGGCACGGCAGTCAATATCGCCATCCTTCAGGGCGCTACCGATTTCCGGTGCGTGCGCGTGTCTGATGGGACGGATGCCGCTGCAACCGGCACGATGGCTGGCGTTACCCTTACGGCGAAATATACAGGCAGTGCAGGTAACGCGATTACGGCCACGTTGACGCAGGGCACCATCGTCACCACGAAATACACGCTGACGACAAGTCATAGTGTGCTTGGCAGCCGTTCCTATACCGGCACAACGTGGACGGCCATTGCCGCCGCCATCGCCGCCGACACGTCCGCTCTGGTCGTGGCGACGGTTCCCTCTACGGTTCCCGATCTGGCCGCGGGTTCCGTCACGCTGTCCGGGGGCGCGGATGGCGGCACGCCCACCACGGCGGAATTCATCGGCGCGGACGGCACGACACGGACGGGGATGTATGCCCTGCGCGGACAGGGATGCGCGCTTGGCGTTCTGTCCGGCCTGACTGACAACGCCGCATGGACCATGATGGGGACATTCGGACAGCAGGAGGGGCTTTATATGATCGCCTGCGGTCCGTCCGGGGACACCATCACGAATGCTGTGACCCAGAAGGATACGGCGGGGCTGGACAATTATGCCGTCAAGCTGATGTTCGGTGACTGGCTGTGGTGGGACGATGATACCAACGGCGTTATGCTGGTGCCCCCGCAGGTGTTTGTGGCCGGTCTGTTTGGCGGCCTGTCACCCGAACAGTCCAGCCTGAACAAGCAGCTTTCGGGCGTGATCGGCAGCCAGAAGGCCGGGCTTGTATCGAGCGGTACGACCCAGACATATTCCGACGCGGAACTGGGTGCGCTGTTCGAGGCCGGGATTGACGTAATCTGCAACCCGGCCCCGGGCGGCAGTTACTGGGCGGTTCGGGGTGGCATCAACACATCGTCCGATGATGCGACGCTGGATGACAGCTATACCCGCATGACGAACTACATTGCCGAGACGATCAATTCCGGCATGGGCGCGTTTGTGGGCGATGTCATCAACGATACACTGTTTGGCGATATCCGCGCCGTGCTGCTGGGCACACTGTCCAATATGGTAAGCACGGGCATTCTTGGATCGAGTGCCGCGTATGCCGTGGTGTGCGACAGCACCAACAACCCGCAGTCACGCACGGCGCTGGGGTATGTCCGCGCGGACGTGCAGGTTCAGTATCAGGGCATCAACCGTTTCTTCGTGGTCAATCTTCAGGGTGGGTCCAGCGTGGTGGTCAGCACGACCACGACTACGGCTTCCTGATCCCGATTTGCTTCACCAGCCGCCTTCACGGGCGGCTTTTTTCTTGGAGGATTGAATGGCGAACAAGCCATTTAACGTGGGTCGCGATTGCCGGGTTGTGCTGGTCTACAACGGTTCGCGCATTCGGCTACCGACCGTGACCGGTTTCCGGTCGCAGCAGCAGACCCACAGGCTTACATCCACCCCGCTGAACGATCTTCCCGCGTTCTACGACACTCCCAACGGGTGGAGTGGCGGGTTTGATTTCCAGCGCGACAACTCGGGCGCGGATGATCTGTTCACCGCCATTGAAAACGGGTTCTGGGCAGCCGGAACCATGATCCTTGGCGGCATTTATCAGTATGTCACCGAAGTGGACGGCACCGCGACGACCTACGAATACGCAGGGGCCACGATGCGCCTGACGGACGCAGGGCACTACCAGTCCGAGAACATCGTAACCCAGCACATCGACTTCGTTGCACGTATCAGGAACAAGATTTCATGACCACGATCCCCAAGGAAATTACGACGGCATCCGGCAAAAAGCTGGAACTGAAGGAACTGGACCCCGGCAATATGCTGGATCTGATCGAGGTGGCAGGCACGGCCATGCAGTCAGCGTCTGCCGGTGCATGGATGGGCTATGCGCAAATGATCTGTTCGGTGGATGCGATCGATGGCGTGCCGGTGGAAATGCCCGAAACGAAGGAGCAGGTGAAACAGCTTGCCCGGCGGATTGGCAATGATGGCATCATTTCCCTACAGGCCGTTTTCTATCCACCCAAGAAGGCTGGTGAACCGGAACAGGCAACTCCGGCCGATGTGGACATGGAAACGGCAAAAAACTGAGCAGGCACCCCGTAATGCAGGAGATGCTCCTGCTGGCGGATGGCGGGGTGCCGTGGGACGTTGCAAGCAGATGGTCACGCACGCGGCGGTTTGCTGCCTGCGTGGCCATTACCGAACGCCGGAGCCGGGAGACCTACGGCCTGATCCCGGCCCGTTTTGACTGGTCCGCCGGTCGCTACGTGGATGCTGAACCATGACCCGGAAATTCAATACGCTGGAAGGCTTTGTGCGGCATCTGCGCGAGCGCGTGGAGCCGAATATTGCCCGCGCCGTTCATCGCGGCGTTCAGGATGGCGCGGACCTAATCAAAACCGAAACCAAAGTGCAGATCGGACACTATCTGGACGGGCCGGAAAGCGGACTGCCCACAGCGCCATTGGCTGACAGCACCAATGATGACCGTATCCGCAAGGGCTTTCTACCCGATGAGCCGGGCCTGCGGAGAGGCGACATGCGCGACAGCTACGGTACGCGGGTGAGTGGCGAGGCGTTGCGCGTCGAGGCGTCAATTGGCTCTGACGACATCAAGGCGGTCGTGTTTGAAACGGGCCGGATGGATCAGAACAACTACCAGCCGCCCCGACCTGAATTATCCGTTGCGGCAATCAGGAACGAGCAGAAAGTGGCGCACGGGATCGGCCGCATGGTCGTGCGCGCGATCGAGGGGCGACCGCTGCCCAATACACGAGCCGCAGAAAGCGAATAGGCGTTACTCCGCCGCCGCATCCATGGGCGCGGGAACCAGAAGGTCAGCCGGTATTTTCCAAGCGTTACGGATAGCCGCAATCATTGCCAGACTGAGAGACCGTCGGCCGCACATGATCTCACTGGCTCGGGATCGAGAACCAATAACGCGCGCCAGATCTGTCTGCGTCAGCCCGTTCTGACCCATGTGAAAGCGCAGGACATCCAGAGGCGAGGCGGGAGGGATCGGGTAAACCCTTTCTTCATAAGCGCCGATCAAGGCTGCCAGCACGTCAAAACGGTCCGCCTCTGGTGTGCCGCGCGCAGGTTCATTGTCAAAATACTGCTCAATTTCCTTGAGCGCCCATTCGTAATCCGCATCATCGCGGATCGGTCGAATATCCATCAGCATCATACGGTCTCCGGGTTGATCTTGTCGTATTCGCGGTGCGTTCCGACAAACTTGATCAGAACGCGCTTGTATTCGTAGGAAACATGAACAATCAGGCGATATTTGTTGCCGCCGATGTTAAAGATTACACGGTTATCAGCCACGAAATCAGCCGAACGGGACATTTCCCGAATATCTGCCGTCGTCGCCCACTCGGCCTTCGAGACCGCGCTATGCCATGCCCTGAGAGGTGCCTCGGCCTGCGGGTGCTTTTCCCAGAAGGTGCGGAGTGTTTTGAGGGCGATGACTTGCATGCCCATTATGTAACATGTTCCCAAAAAGGGATCAATAGCCGTATTCCATTTTTGGGAACATGCGCGCCTATCTTGCCCTTTGCCGCCGGATAACCAGACATGCCCATCGAAGCCTACGAAATTGGTGTAAACCTTGTCGCCAACGCTACCCGCGTGACCGGGCCGATTGGCGAGATGATAGAAGCCCTTGAGCGTCTGCTTTCTGCGCAGAGGGATGCTCAGGAAGGCTTTAACACCATGGTTTCGGCGCTGGGTGGGGCGCGTCGGCTGGCTGGTGGCATGGCGACGGATATGGAACGCGCTGCGCGGGCGGCGCGGGATATTGCGTCCAGTTCTGGCCGGTTTCGTGGTGTGGCTCCCTCGCGCGGCGCATCCGGTGGCAATCGCGAAAACACGGACAGTCGCGCTGCGCCTGCGCCGCCGCCCGCAATGCCGCCTATACCGCCAGAGAGCCTCGGGCGCGGCAGTTACGTCTCGCCGTATTCCGCCGCTGCCATACATGTTCCCGGTGCGCCGCAACTGCTCCTGCCGCCACCAGAGGTCCGCACACCCGGGACCGCCCTGATGGTTCTGCCCAATCAGGGCGACAGCATGGGGAATGGAGCCAATTTCCGTGCTTCCGTACGTCCCACGGATTATGAACCGAACTGGACCATTCCACCCTATTCCATGAACGGCGAGCATGGGCCATTCCCTTACGCCGGTCCGCACGCCGTCAATCCAGGGCAGGTGGGAGAAGGGCTGGCGGCCGCGCGTGGGGCCATGTCCGGTATCGGCATGCCGCGCGTTGGGCCGTTGGCGGCTGGGGCGGCGGCGTATGCGGGGTTCCATGGGGTGGGCAGCGCATTTTCACAAGGAATCCACGCAGGCGATACGGAAGCCCTGATGGCGAATGCCTATGGCCCTGATGGCCATATATTTTCGCCAGCGCAGCAGGATCAGGCCCGTGACGTTGCCCTGAATGCGGTGCGGACCGTGCCTGGTGCCAGTTATACCGGCACGCTGGAAATGATTGCCCGGACATCCGGAATTACTGCCAATGCGGATGAGGCTCTCGCGCTTGCTCCGCATTTGTCGATGGCCGGACAGATATTTTCCATGCGAGGCGCGCCCAACGCCATTTCGCAGATCGAAAGTGCCATCCAATCTGGTGAAATCGCAGGCCTGAACGCTCCGGGAGGCGGTCTTGATGTCAACAAGCTCCGTGACTTCATTGACCGTCTATCCCAGACGGCCTTTGCCATGCAGGGCACGTTTGACCTTGGGAAATATCTGACGGGTCTGCGGCAGTTCGGCACAGGCGCCAGCGCATCCAGTATGGATTTTCTGACGGCTGAGTTACCGTCGCTTATGCGCGTCATGCAGGAAAGTCGGGCAGGAACAGCGCTGGCTTCTTTGGACCAGCTTATGCTCTCGCCACCGCCGACCACGCGCAACCATCGCTTTCTTGACGAGCAGAGGCGCATTGGCATTCGTGATCGGAGCGGCCATCTAGTCAATGAGGGTGAATATCTGAGCGACCGCATGGCATGGTATACGGACGTTATGGTGCCTGCATTCGCCAGACACGGCATTACGTCGCGTGAGTCCATCACCAACGAACTGAACCTTCTGTTCTCGCGGTCTACTGTGCAGCGCCTTGGCGCGTCCCTTTTTGCGGATGAAGAACTGTATAGCCGGGAAATCGCACGAAACCGTGGGCAGCAGGCGCAGGGCGACGCGCCTCTCATGAACTATCTTCAAAATGCGCCCGGTGCGCAGTTTGCGGCGTTTACGGAGTCATGGCGTGCGTTTGAGGCAGTGACATCGCAGGCGCTTATGGTCCCTGTCGTGAAGTCAGTGCAGCTTATCACGAGTGCATTTAACGACATCACGAGATACGTGCAGCAGCATCCTGATGATATCAGGCAGTTCGGGAACGACGTCCATGGGCTAGTCACCACGCTGGCTACAATAGCGGGGGTAATTGGTAAGGTAATGAGTATCATTCCGGGGCCAATTCGGAGAGTGCTTGAGAGCACCGCCACATACTCGGCTGGGGGCGCCGCCCTCGGTTCTGTCGTGCCCTTCTTCGGGAATGCAACCGGTGCATTAGGTGGGGCGGCCGCCGGATTGGTTCTGGGCACATGGCAGGAAGCAGTTCATCAGGCTGACCGTATTGACCATATGCAGTATCGAGCCCTCGGGCCTCAGCCTGTCGAACAGGGCGACACGCATGTGCATGTCTATCTTGACAGCGATCCTATCGCCGCACGAGTTCAGGTCAGGCAGGATCAGCAGGCCAGACAGGAGTTCCGAGCGACTGGAACAGAACCTGACCCCCGACAAAGCGTGCAGGTGCCGGGGAGGGCGATCGGGAGGTAGCCGGATAACATCACAATTTCCCACGATCCCGTTTTGGTCTCGTTGTCAAGATTAATAACGGCAGGTAGGATTCAACTAAGATCGCTGTGGGGCGTTCATTGTCCGCAACCCAAACCGAGGGAGGGGAAAATGTCTGTAGCGCGTTTCGTTAATAGCATGAAGAAGGCCCTCGGTGCGGGGAAGGTGAAGAACGACCCGCTAAAGGAGGGTCTGGTAAGCATCGCTGACGGATTGAAAGAATCTTCGGATCGCTTAGAAAAAAGGTCTGAGCGAATCAAAGAGGATCGTGAACTTGGCGGACGAATCACCAGACACAGAATTTCTCTGTGATGTTCTTTATGCTGACCGAGACAGGCTGGTTTCTTACCTTGCCCAAGTTGAGCCTAATGGCGTCTTAACCGGAGTTAAGCTCACTTCCGGTGAACAGGACACGCAGACTACAGACGGGTCGATTAATATCCATGTTGCCGCAGGCAAGATGAGCGCGACAACTAACGCGTCTGAAGGGCAGGAACGTACATTTGACCCTTCGGCGCTGTTGCCTATTTCTGTAATGAACAGGCTGGATGAGCTTGGGTATATTGGACGGGATCTGCATAAATCCGCCGTTGGCAGCCTTGCCTTAACCCGAGGGTTTCTAAGGCTAAAGGACCTAAGTCACATCAATGCGCTCTGGCCCATTTTGGAAAAATTCATTCCATTTGATATGTTTAAGCCAGAAATACCCGCTGGCCGTCGGGATGATCGAAAAAAATACCCCTCCCAAACAGATATAAAAAATGCATTCGGGTCGTTATTGAAGGATACCCCATATCCAATCCAAGCTGAATTCATGACCCGACAGGGAATGGCATGGTCGACCTTTAAGAACGACTGCCTACTCACATCTTGGGAAGATCTATCCCTTAAGCACGGGTCTGTGATTCCAGGCATTTGGTATGTGTTAGGGGTTGTCGATGCGCATCCTATTTTCGATGAGATCGGCACCGCATCTGCGGTGGAAGCCGAATGGAATGAAATAGCAGTCGGCAACGAGATTACGAATGGGATCGGCGGAGTATTGTCTGCTGTAAGGCGTATGTTGGGGCGCCCTAACCAGTCTTTTGGAATCACCCCTCTCTTAGTTTTTCGAAAAATGCCCGCTAACCGAAACGGATCGCAAGAATTTATGCAGAGAGAAATGGCAGACTTAGACGGTTTGCCTCCAACATGATAGCGCGCAATGGCATTTGCGCTTCCCATTCCAGCTAATTGGGGCCAGCCGAACCTCTATAGCCGGGATAGCAGACCTACTGCCCATTCCGCGTAGCCCTACGCCCCTCGGCCTGCGCGTCCTTCTCGCACTCATACTGCCCGTATTTCGTGTTCCCGTACCAGCGTTCATGACGGTAATGGTAGACGCTGGATCGGGTATTGACCCACACGGGCTGATCGCCTTTGGGGCAGACTGGTTCGGTCTGCGCGCTGGATGGGGCGTAGTCGTGACGGGGTGCGTAGGCATGAGCCATTGCGGGAGCGAGTAGGCGAGAAAGGCAACCGCAACCCGTCCCTTTCGAAAGGAAATCAACATGAAGCAGACAATGCCGCTGACCATCCGCATTTCATTTCCCGAGGGCTTTTCTCAAAGCCTCACGGACCTTATCAGCCGCCGCGCGCTCGACTTCGTCTCGATTATTGGCGAGGAATTCCTTCGAGACCTCGTCGCGCGTTCCGAGGACAGCGCCGCAGGACTGGCAAATGACCTTATCATCGCCCCGAGGCTGTCCGTCGCTGACTTCGACGCCAAGGTCTCCGCCGCACTTGGGGCATTTCGGGCTGAATTGCAGGCTTCCTAATTCGCTCATCCGGTCCTCCTATGGAGAGCATTCCATAGATGGGGCGAGTCTGACGAGTCAGGAGACTATGGGGTGCTTTCTGCTGCGCGGTAATAATCGACAGGTTCAGGTATGCGCGCGTCTGGGATCAGCAGGCGTGATCCAGATCTAGCAGGAGCATAAGTGGCTGAGACGGCCATAATATGCTACTTCTCGTGCTTGCATTTGGAGATAAGAAATGTTTGAGCGAGACGGCGTATCGATAAACAGTGGCATTATTACCTTCAAAGGGGCCAGTTACCCAGCATCAAAAGTCGATTCCGTGACTGTAGATAATTCTGCGAAAGTGAAGGCTTCCGTTGCGGCCTGCTTTTTGTGGGTTGTAGGGGCGTCGTATGCTTTAGATTTTTACCAGTCTTCCAGACCCTTCGCCCTTGATGCCGCAATATTTTGTCTGATCTTTGGTGTGGCGGCCCTTATCGCGGCCATGTCAAAAAAGGTGCCTGTGGTGGTGAGGGTGTCAGGTAAAAAAGCAATCCAGATGAGGGCGTCCGATCGTCAAAGCGCAAACGCAATCAAGGACGCCATCAATGATGCGGTGAGGGCGGCCTAAAAAAATAGATGCCAACCCGGATCGTCAGATTAAATGATAAATTATTTCTTTCAGAGTGTTTGAAGAAAGAAAATCAATCCTCAAGGATTGGCTTGAGAATATTTTCAATAAATATACGCGGCCTTGTGTCTGAAATATTCTTTAGATCAGAAAACTTTATTTTTGGAGGATTGAATTTGCTTATACCCCCTGCACGGTCCGTAAACATCTGAAGAAATTCCTTCGGCTCCTGCCAGTTCAGCATGTTCAGGTCCCAGTACGCGTAATCCCACCATCTGATTTGAAGCATTTTTTCGATGATTCTGTCATCAAACCGCATCTTTATTATTCTGGCCGGATTGCCGCCAACGATGGCGTAGGGGGGCACATCCTTCGTAACCACCGACCCGGCGGCCACGACCGCGCCATCGTGAATAGTTACGCCCCCTTTTATGAGAACGTTAGACCCGATCCAGCAATCATTCCCTATGACTATTTTCCCGTAGTCTGATTCAAATGGAATCAAATTCCATTCTTTATTCCTTGATATGGCAATATCACGATAAAATTCATCAGTTGCTACCGGACTGGATGTGACAAAATCAACAGAATGCCCCCGGCTAAAGTCGGTAAGATTTTGTGCAATTGACGAGTATCTGCCGACTGAAACATTCGCATAAATTTTAGAGAATGAATATGAAAATGCTCCGCATTGGAACAATATATTGTTTTTAAACCAAGAATAGCTTTCTATTTCTGCATCTTTATCCCAACATCTTATGTATAATTTTGCTTTATCAACTTTTATATTATTATAATTTAGTGCCTTTAATAATTTATTATTAACTATTATTTTCACTTCAATTAACCTTATTAACTATAAATGTTAAACTTCATTATATATGAAATATGCTCAGTATAGTGCGGATACGGTTAGGTGTAATGTGTAATATTTACAGATCATCAACTTTCCTCTGCGCATCCTTCGCCCTCTCAAGAGCCTCAAGCGCGATCTTCTTAATCTCGTCCAGTTCGCTATCGCGCGTGGCGATTTCCTTCTGATAGCCGTCGCGCATGAACTCGATCATCCAGACGAGTTCGGCGTTTACGGACCTGCCGTTTCGGGCAGCCTGTTCATCAAGCCAGCGCTTTAACTCGGCTGGGAAACGGACATGGAACTGTGCAGCTTTCTCTCGCATGCAACCACAGTGTACCAAAAAGGTATTGACGACAATTCTACCTAATTGGTAGGAAGTGGTATGGATAAACACATGAGAGAGGTCATGAAACAGAGAGACCCGCAAATTCACGTCCGCATCCCGCAGTCCATGAAGGACACATTGGAAGCGAACGCAAAGGCAAACTGCCGATCCGTCAATTCAGAGATTGTTTATGGATTGAAGTTTTATGCTCAGCATTTTGAGCAAACAGAGAAGGCGTTGGGCACCGCCGTAGGAAGCCAGCCCAACGCCCCTCAGAAATGACCCTTACAAGGAACATCACTATGACCACTCTTACCACAATCGACTTCCACAGTTCAAACCTTATCGCGATCCCCGGCGATCGTCCCGAAACAACGCTGGTGGCGATGAAGCCAGTGGTTGAGGGGATGGGGCTGGATTGGGGCGCCCAGCACAAGAAAATTACGGCGCACCCTGTGCTTAGCAAGGGCATCTCCGTAAAGGAGATACCTACGGAAGGTGGGAATCAGTCCGCAACCTTCCTCTCCCTCGACCTCCTCAACTTCTGGCTCGCCACGATCCACCCCGACCGGATCAAGAATGAAGCGACCCGCGCGAAGGTCATCGAATACCAGACCGAATGTGCCCGCGTGCTGTTCAACCACTTCTTCGGCAAGGCTCTGGCGCGTGGTGAACAGCCTGCATCCAACCACCTCTCTGCCCGTGAAGTTGGCGGCATCGTGAAGTCGGTCGTCACCAAGATGAAAAGCGACCTGCTGGCGGAACTGAAAGCCGAGATCCGCGAAAAGCTGACACCGGCACAGCGGGAACTTTCCGACCATGCCGTTGCTGTGGTGCAGGAAAAGGTTGCCGAAAAGCAGGCGCTGGTCGAAACCCGCGTGCCCGGCCAGATCGCAGCCTTCCCCATCCCGGCTAACCTGATCCCCAAGCGCCGCCCGAACACCGGAACGTGCCGCCTGCCGGTTGGTGAGATCGGTCGCCGACTTGGCATTGGTGCTGCAAAGGTCAACGCCATGCTGGCCGATCTTGGCTTGCAGTCGGCTGGCACGACAAACCAGCCATGGATGGTCACGGACAATGGCGAGTTCTTCGGCGTTCATCATACCAAGCGGGTGATTCTGTGGTCCACACGAACCCTTGACGTGCTGCGCTGGAGCATGGAGGTGCGCCCTTTTGCGAAAGCCCCGGAGACTGCGGCGACGTAACGCAGGAGGATAGCCAAGCGCTGGCGTTACATTCCATGAACGCTCTGTCGCGCCTGATCCGGTGGCGGGATGGCGACCTCGGGCCGGAAAGCGTGATGGAGGACATCCATACGCTTGGGCGCATTGGTTCGCGGTTGTGGGATGAAATCCAGAAACGTGGAGTTAATCGCAAAAATGCGATTGGCGATGATAAGGTAGGGGCAAGAAAGCCCCTCACCAAATCAGACCTGTGTTTCCTCGCGGGCCGATCATCGGATTACGCGATGGACTATCTGGCCGGGCATCAGCCTTGCGAGACGGTCTGGCAGACCGTGACCGAGTATGTGCAAACCGTAGATCGCATGATCGCGGACCGGGAAGGAAAGTCGCGGCCACCCGCTGCCTTGCAGTTGATGGTGCCGGGGTGCGAGGTTAGCCGGGAACGTGAGTTGATCGGGTAGGAAACAGGCCGGTCCAGATATGGACCGGCCTTTCTTGTTTACCTTTCCCTTCACCTGTGCCGGTATATCAAGATCATGCGCCATCTGATCCTTGCCGTATCCCTGTTTGGCACCATTCCACCGGCCTATGCTATACCATCCTGTCCCGGCGACACGGTGGTATGGTTGAACCCGCGCACGGGTGCCTATCACCTGCCGGGCGACCGCTGGTATGGGCATACGAAGAATGGTGCTTACGTGTGCGAGAAGCGGGCTGCTGCGAACGGTGGCCATATGTCAGGCGTCCGTGGCACGGGCCACCCGGCGGGACAGCACACATATCGTTCAGGCCGCCACGGTAACGTCGATAAAGACGGGCCGGAAGGCGATCGGCAGCCAGAGGGGGCGTTGCCTACAGGGGAGATAGAAAACCCCTTCTGATTTCGTCCTTGTACTTTTTCCAGTAATGTGCATTATTTATTCCATCATGCCCTGATTTTGCCTGTCAGCCGCCCCGTTGAGGCGGCTTTTTTGTTGGATTTCCAATGTCGCTGACGCTGCTTAATGCCGAGACCGCTATCGGGTCCATCGGGCGGCTGTGGGCGTCCGCGCCGGTTACTATCGGCGCCCTGACGTTGACCGGCATGGAAGTTCCGGACGTGATCCGCGATGGCGGCACGCAGCAGGTTGCCGTGCATCGACTGCCCGGTGGCAACAGGATTATCGATGCGGTCGGGAACGACCCGGACCGTCTGGAACTGAGCGGGCGCTTTGTTGGCCCGACTGCCTATGAGCGCGCGCTTCTGCTGAAACAGATGCGCATTCTTGGGCAACCGGTGCAGTTTACGGGCGCGGGGCTGTCCCTGACGGTCAAGATCGTTCAGTATTCGTACGATTATCAGCAGAAGGGGATCGTTATCCCTTACCGGCTGGTGCTGGAGCAACCGTCCCAGATGGCCGTGACCAGCGCGATCACATCCGGCCTATCAGCCCTGATTGGCAGCGATGCCGCCTCATCCATATCGGGCATAACCGGAGCGCTGGACGATGTTTCTACCATCGCCAGCAATATAGAAGGACAGTTATCTACGGTTGTCGGTCAGGTGACGCCAATTGCCGATATGGTGGGCGCGGGTGGTGTGTTTGCCGGGATTCAGGACAATCTGAGTGTGGTCAATGGTCTGTCTGGTGCGGGGGTCAATCTGGCCTCGACACCTGAGAGCGCGGCAAGTCTGCTGTCTGGCCTTGAGGCTTCTGGAAGCGGCCTTAATACGGCCATCAGTGAAACGGGGTCGAACCTTGAAGGTATCAGCCTGACCAACGCAGCCGGGTTATCCACCCTGACGCAGAATGCAGAGCTTCATAGCACTTCCGTTACATCTGGCGGACTGGTCAACCGAGCTTATGCCAACACACTGACGGCCACGGACGGCACGCAGAACGGGCCGCTTGTCACCGCCCAATAGGATTTTCCATGGCAGCTACGATCAAGGTCACGGCAGCGGACGTGTCGCTTTATCATGTGGCGGCCCGGCAGCTTGGTGATGCAACGCAATGGTGGCGCATTGCGCAACTGAACGGAATGGTAGACCCGGACCTGTCCGGTTTTGCAACGCCCGTTCAGCTTGTGATGCCGACCGTGGATGCGTCCCTGAGTAGTGGTGTTCCGGGGGTTTCGGCATGAGCGAGAGCATTACGGTAACATCTTCCCGTCATCGTATCTGGCGGCTTCCGCGCGCGCGGCTTCTGGTCAATGGGGTTGAGCGTACGGAAACGGGGCTGGAAGAATTTTCGCTGACCCGGACGCGCTACAGCCGGACGGATACGCTGGATCTGACGCTGGCGCTCGACCGGACCAAGATTCCGGCGAACGGTCTGTGGTTCGATCTGGCCGCCCCGGCGGAAGGGCAGGCGCTTGGCGATATCGACATCACCCTGCAGATGCGCGACGAGGCCAAAGCAGGCGCACAGTGGACCACCATGTTTCAAGGCATCGTGGATCATGTCGAATGGTCCCCGGCGGAAACGTCCGTCCATATCCAGTGCCGGGACTATCTTGCGAAACTGCTGGACATGCGCGTTCTGGACGGCTGGATGAATATGACCGGGGCGGATGTGGTCAAGGCCATGATAACGGATGCCGGACTGACGCCGAATGTCACCATGACGGACGGCATGGTGGGGCAGTTCTGGCAGATCGAACATAAGCGCAAGTCGGCCAGCAGCCACAGCCGGTTTCAGACGGCGTTCGATCTGGCCAGTTATCTGGCAAACATGACCGGGTGCGATCTGTATGCGGACGGCAAGACAATCGTATGCGCGCCGTATCCGACTGCCAACGGGGACAACACCCAGACACTGGATTATAACGATACAGGACCGCTTGCGCCAATCCAGATGGGGGCTAGCGGCTTGCGGTTCACGCGTGACTACCAGATCGCCAAGGGTGTGATGGTTCATGTCTCATCATGGGACAGTCGCCAGCGCAGCCGGGTAGAGTATTACTGGTCGGCTGAGGGTGGTTCCCCAAAAATGGCGGAGCGGACCGGAAACCTGCACAGCTTTACGTTGCCGGGCGCGCGTCTGAACCTGCTTCAGCAATATGCTGAACAGAAATACAACCAGATTGTAGCCCACGAACGCACCATTACCGGCCAGATACCCGGCCGCATCACGCTGGCTCCGCGCCAGTTCATGCAGATTACCGGCACAGGCACGACATGGGACGGGACGCTGGATGTAGATGCCGTTAGTAGCCGTTTTTCATGGTCAGGCGGATTTTCTCAGCAGATCACATTGCGTATCCGCGACGCAACGAAGGATGAAAACACCGATGGCTGATACCCGCATGATCGCTTCGGGCATTGCCAACGCGCAGGCGCAGCCGGGGTTTGGTATTGTCAGCGCAGTTGACCCGGTGAACCACGCCGTAAAGGTCATGACCCAGCCGTCCAATATCGAAAGCGGATGGCTTCCCTATGCTGCCGTGCAGGTGGGAACCCTGCGCATTGCCTGCCCGCCCGACATTGGAACACATGTTCTGGTGGTTCATGTGGAGGCGGATGCCGAGCACGGCGTGGCGGCCGTGCCGATTTATGACGCCGTGGTCATGCCCCCAAGTTCCCCGGCGACCGGGACGCCCGCACAGCCGGGAGAACTGCTGATCGTATCGGGGTGCAGTTCGCCACCTGCCGATGGCAGCACAACGCCGGGTAATGCCGCACAGAATGCGCCCTGGTGGCACATCACCAAGGATACAATCTACAGCGGCGCGGGGCAGGTTACCGAGACGCTGACTGCAACCGGCAAGGCATGGAAGGTCGGTTCGGTTGGCATGACGCTGGATTCGAACGGGCTGGCAGTGACCGGTGGGACGATTGCCACGGACAAGGATATGACGGCACAGGGAACCGTTACCGGAAAGACGGATGTTGTAGCCGCCGGAATATCCGGGAAGGATCATGAGCATCCCGTCACTGATGCGCCGGGAACAACAGGAAGGCCGCAATGAGTGCCTTGTCCCACACCATGGGGGGCGATCTGGATCTTTCTGGCGCTGGCGGTCTGGCTGTCGTCACCGGCGCGGATCAGACACGGCAGGCGATCCTGCGCAGACTGTGCACCAATTCGGGCGCCTATATCTGGCAGCCGGATTATGGCGCAGGCTTGCCCGGTCGTGTCGGATCGGTCATGGACGAAAGCGCCGTTCGGTCGCTTGTGCTTGAACAGATGAACGATGAAGCAGGCGTTGACCAGTCGCAGCCCATTAACGTGACCATCACGAACCCGAAAGTAGGGGCCTATCTGCTGGCCATATCCTACACGGACGCCGCGAGCGGCACGGTTCAGGAACTGACACTGACTACCTGACGGGCGGTTCTTCGGAGCCGCCTTTTTTATTGGAGACCCGCTTGGCCATCACCTTCCAGTCATTCAAGACGACGCTGGCCAATATGGTTGCGGCGGCGCAGGGCGCATGTCCGTCGCTACTTGACCTGAACGTAGGGTCAGCCGGTCGCGCCATGCTGGAAGCGGTTGCGGGGCTGGGATTATGGTTTCAGTTCATCGCGCTTCAGATACTGTCCCGCACGAGGCTATCCACGTCCATCGGGGAAGATGTGGATAGCTTTGTTGAGGATTTTGGACTGACGCGCGAACCGGGGACGGCTGCAACCGGGACGGTTACGTTCACGTCATTCACGCCAGCCAGCCAGTCCGCCACGATTGCAGTGGGCACGTCTGTCAAGACGGCTGCCAGCATTGTGTATGATGTAGTGGAGGACAGCACCAATGCGGCGTGGTCAGCGGCGGATGGTGCCTATATCCGCCCGGCAGGCACGGCGTCCATCACTGTCCCGGTCCAATGCGAGACAACAGGCACGGCGGGGAACGTCGCGGCGGGCGCGATCTGCCTTCTCGGAACGGCCATTTCAGGCATTGACACCGTTACCAACGTTGCGGCCCTGACCAATGGTAGCGACGGGGAAACGGACGCCGCCCTGCGCACGCGGTTCGTCGCGTATATCAACAGCAGGTCCAAGGCCACGGTGGCTGCCATTGAGAACGCGGTCACTGACGTATCTGCCGACCTGATCTACCAGGTGGTGGAGAATGTGGATACGTCCGGAGCGTTTCTTCCGGGCAATGTCGTTGTATATATCGATGACGGTTCTGGCGATGTAGCGGACAGCGTCATCAATGCGGTTTACACATCCGTAGATGCCGTGCGCCCGGCGGCGGTGTCCATTCAGGTCGTAAGGCCCAATGTCGTGCGCCCTGCGGTGACCATGACGGTTACTGTAGACAGCACGGGCGATCTAGTGTCCTGATTCTGAAGTTTCACTGATTTTGATAGTACGGAGGCAGAATCGCTTGACGGCCTGCAGGATGTCGTCGGCGGACTTGGTCCATTTGAAGGGCTTGGGCTGTTCGTTATGTACGGCAATGAAAGCTCTGATGTCGGACTCCAGAGCTTCGGTCGAACGGTGGATGCCGCGCCTGATCTGCTTTTCAGTGATGAGAGCGAAAAACCGCTCCACCTGATTGATCCATGAGGCCCCGGTCGGCGTAAAATGAACGTGCCAGCGCGGGCGCCTGGCCAACCAGTCACGGATCAGCTTCGTCTTGTGGGTGGCATAGTTATCCATCACCAGATGGATATCGAGGTCAGTCGGCACATTGATTTCGATCTGATCGAGGAATTTGCGGAATTCCGTGGATCGGTGCTTCGGGTAACACTTTCCAATAATGGTGCCGGTGGCAATGTCGAGAGCTGCGAACAGCGAGGTCGTGCCGTGGCGGGTATAGTCATGTGTCCGCCGCTCGACCTGTCCGGGCCGCATCGGGAGCATGGGCTGGCTGCGATCCAGCGCCTGGATCTGGCTCTTCTCATCCACGCACAGCACCAGCGCACGCTCCGGCGGTGCCATATACAGGCCAACGATGTCGCGGACCTTCTCCACGAAGAAGGGATCGTTCGACAGTTTGAAGGTCTCTGTCCGGTGAGGCTGTAGACCGAACGCTTTCCAGATGCGATGGATCGTCGACGGCGCATATCCCACGGCCTGCGCCATTGAGCGCAGTGACCAATGCGTGGCATCGCGCGGTGTTTCTTCCAGTGTCCTACGGATCGTCTCCGCGATCTCCTCGTCGCCGATCGAGCGCGGCGTCCCTGGCCGGGGCTCATCGTAAAGACCGTCCAGACGCTCCGTCGCAAAACGCCGGCGCCACTTGCCAACCGTGTTGATGTCCGCAGCCGTCAAGTCACGGATCGCTTTGTTCTCATGCCCATCGGCTGCGGCAAGGACAATACGGGCTCGCCGCGCGAGCGCCTGGCCCGTCTTGCGCGCCCTTGCCAGAGATTCCAGTTCCTGACGCTCCAATGCCGTCAGTTCGATCACAACCGCCGTGCGTCCCATTCGATTACCCCTGCCAGCAGGATAATCATATAAATTTCTCGATCAGGACACTAGATACTATTCAGACCACGATCAGCACCAACATTGCAACCTACCTCAACGGTCTGGCTATCGGCGATGCCGCCAGCTATTCGCGCCTGATCCAGATTGCCTATGCGTCCAGCACTTCGGTTTCCAACGTGACCGGGGTAACGCTGGCTGGCGGGGTAGCTGACCTGCCCGCAACGACAGGAACGGCTTATCGCTCCGGGACGGTGGATTTTGGCTGATGTGACCCAGAGCGGTTTTGCCCTGCGCATTCGCGGGCTGCTGCCTACCGGCTGGTTCCCTGCGCCGCCCGGTATTGATGGTTCGGAACAGGCACCGGTCCTGAATGCCATTCTGCAGGGGTTTGGTAACGTATTCGCATGGGTCTGGTCCACTCTGACGCAGACTGCCAATCAGACGCGCCTGTCCACCATGACGGGTGCATTCCTTGATATGTTCGCTGCCGATTTTTTCGGCACGATGCTTATGCGCGAAACGGGGGAGAGTGACGATGCCTTCCGCATCCGCATTGAGGAGGCTTTATTCCCGTCGCTAGGGACGCGCCCGGATGTAGTCGATGTGATTGCGGATGAAATCGGAACGGCTGGACGCGTAATCGAGCCGCGCAATGCCGCCGACTGCAAGGGCCTTGGTGATATCGAAGCCCCGGCGATCGGCGGTGGGTATGGTTACGGCACTCTGGGGCTTCGGTACGGCTCCCGCAATGTGCCCTTCCAGCTATTCGCCGTTTTGCCGACCGGCAGCACGCCCCCCCCATCAACGCAGATAATGACAAAGATAGCCGCCGTTATGCCTGCTGGCACTATCGCGTGGGTCCAGTCCGTGGCGGTGGCGACAGAAGCCGAGACCAGCAACGATTTCGGCGGAGACATTTCATGAAAAAACACTTCATTTCCGCAGTCTTTCTGATGTGGCCAGTGTGGGGTCATGCCCAGTCTGTTCCGGGGTGGAAGTCCTATCAGGCGACAGGAAATCCAGCGGATATGGTAAAGTCCGCCGGAACGGCTGATAGTGTTGCGGCATGGCTGGGGAAAAAGATGGATGTGTCGGGTGGAACGGCAGATTCACCTACCCTTAATGGTGGAGTTGAATCTTACACCCCGACAGATAAACCCGGATCGGCTGGGACATCGATTCCCAACACCATATGGGTGGATGACTACTACCAGCCCCGGAACACCTTCATCAGCGCGGCGACGACCTGGACCGTGTGCGCGTCCGGCTGCACCTACAGCAGCCCCCTTGATGCGTGGAATGCGGCCCTTAACGCCAATTTTCTCAACGGCGCATGGCTGACGATCAGCATTGCGGACGGTACCTACAACCTTGGCAACCAGTTCTTCACCAACGTCACGAAAACCCAGTATGTCCGTGTAGTCGGGAACACGGCGACGCCCGCCAATGTTGTGCTGAATTTCACCAATACCAAAGGCACCAATCTGGGAGGATTTTCGGCCTACAGCGGTGGTCGAATTGGGATGATTGATGGCGTAACCATTCAGGCGCCTACGGATGGCACCGGTTCCCTGTCATCCACCGATAGCCTCGGGCGGCATATCTGGAACAACCAGAGTTATGGAGCCGGGATTCAAGCTTACGGAGCCGGTTCCAGCATAGCTGTAGGCGCTCACATGGTCATCCATGGCCTGTATTACAGCATGGTAGCGGACAATAACGGGGGCATTGATGCGCCGCAGGGCGGCGTTTCCATGTCTCTGGCGGGCGATGTCAACGCCATGGCGCGTGGCGGCGGCGTTATTGTCTGCACGCCGTGTACGGCAACAGATGCCAGCGATTATACGGACCCCGACATTCAGTTGGGGTCCAACTATGACGCCGAGCGCGGCGGTTCCCTCTATATCGACGGTTCTACCGGGTCGAAGTCGCTCATATCCGGCATTGTCGGCCTGACTGGCGGCCATATCTGGGCGCACAACACCACGTTCACCGGGTCGCTCATCGCCGCATCCGGGCAGGGTGCGTGGATCACCGGCAACGCGTCCGCCGAGTTCACCGGCTGCAACATTTCGGGCTACAATATCGGCGTCAACGCGGTGAACGGCGGATATGCCGCCGTGGATACGTGCAGGATCCACAACAATATCCAAAGCGGCATCACCGCCGATGGCGGCCGTGTAACCGGAAGCTCCGCCACCATCGCCGACAACACGACCTACGGCATACAGGCCCTGCATCAGGGATCGGTCGTTATGTTCGGCACCTATGCCAGCATGAGCGGAAACGGCACGAACTTCTCCGTGCAGGCCGCAGGTGTCGAGAGCACGTCGGGAACGTCATACACCGCATCCAGTATGGATGTTCAATAACGCCAGCTTCTTGGGCGGTCCGTATAACCGGACATTTATCGATAGTTGAAAGGCTTTGTCGTAATGGATAGGCAAATTGTCTACCCGGCGCAGATCCCATTGGACAGTGACCAGTTGAATGCCCAGCGTAACGCATATGTTGGCATGGGGCACCTGGCTGGCATGGCGTATGGTCAGGCCACTGTCGCGGCGTCCGGCTTCGCCTGCGCGCCGGGAACTGGTCTGGCGCTGATCATGGCGCCCGGATCGCTGATTGCGCCGGGCGTTGTCGATGCGTCGTCTTACGGCACGCTGGCTGCGGTCCCGAGCGCGCTTGTGAGGCAGTATGTCAGCCGCGACCCGGTCACGCTGGATGTGCCGGGAGCCGGGGCTGTCTATATCGTGTATGTCAGCCCCGTTACGCAGGATGCGGACGATACGGTGCTGCCGTTCTACAATGCGGCAAACCCGTCCGTGACCTATGCGGGGTCGGATAACAGCGGGGCCACTGCGCCCACCGTGCGGCAGGATCTGGCGCAACTGGCGATTGGCGCATCCGTTCCCGCTGGCGCATACCCGCTGTGGACCGTGACGGTGCCCGCGGGGGCTTCGGCCATTACGGCCGATATGCTCACGCAGGCGCCGGGCGCGCCGTTTTACGACACCATCCCGCAGCTACAGGCCGCCAAGCAGGACGCGCTTGGCTTCATCCCGGTCCAGCAGGGTGGTGGCACCAATCAGACGACAGACAAGATTAATATCGGACAGGATTCGACATACGCCGGGCTGTTGCGAGTTGCGATCAGCGGAACGGATAAGGGGAACCTTCTATCCGGTACGTGGGGCGCAACAATAACGGGTCTGACCGGCGATCTGCCGGGTCTAGGGTTGTGGTTCCAGCATACAACCCAGCGCCCCGCCTTCGCTTATCAGACTGCCGACGGCAACGCTGCGATTATCGATCTGCCCAACCAGGCGGACGTGCAGACTGTCCAGACAAACCTGGCCACATTCCAGACTGCGCAGGCAACGGAAAATGCCACACTTTCCGCTAATATAAGCGACTGCGTTTCAGGCATATATGGAAAAAGCAGCGCCGACTACCAGATGCTTGGCCTGTACCAGCAGGGCAGCACCGGACGTCCCATCGTAGTGTTCAATAATGGCACTACGACGGTCTATAATGGCATTGCAAACTATGCGGATGTGACGACCCTGCAAACCAGTCTGGCGGCATTCCAGACGCAGCAGTCTGACCAGAATAGCACGTTCTCCAGTGAAATCGCGGCACGTGTCCCCACCAACGCTACAAACGATGGGACGAACGCGCCCATCACGCTGATGAATTACTATATTGGAACGGGCATTCCGTGGGCGTCCGCCAACGGAATCAGTTTCAATCTTGTCCAGACGAATCCTGGAACCGGCTGGAACCAGATCAAGAACCTGACGGTTTACGGGGCGAGCGGCGCCCTGACCGTATTGGACGCGACCGGCGCTACCAATACCTACGCGCCTTGCTCCGCTGATAGCGAAGATAGTTACGACACGATGGTCGTGGGTAACATGCGCTTCCTGTCATTTACTACCACCGGGTATGATGGACAGGTAATCAATTACCCTATTGCGTTCTCCGGGACGCCGAAAGCTCCGGTTATTACTTCCAGCGAATCGCAGGACGGATCAGCGGAAAGTGTCGTTGCCAATATCAACAAAGGTTCAGTCACCGAGACCGGATTTACAGCCCACCTAGCCAGAATATCCGGCTCTGATCAGTATGGCATCCCATCTACGCAGCCTGTTACCCTAAACATATTGGTGATGGGGCCGAAGTAAAGGAAACCCTTATGTCAGACAATACCACTCCCACATATCAGAACTACATCCTCTATCGAACCGCTGCCTTCATGTATCAGCCGGGATATACCTACACAGAAGGGCAGACGCCCGACATTCCGGATCCGGTGGTATCATCGCCGATGGGAACGGTTATCGGCACGTCGCAATTGAGCGCGCTAACCGGCATCACTGTCCCTGAAGGGTTCGCCTATGCGCTGGATGCCGCGAAGGCTTACCCTATGGGCAGCATCTATACTCCGGCCACCGATTACACGCTGACCGGCGTAACTGCGGCGACCGCCGGGACAGCACTGACGCTGGACCTGACGCCGAATAATGACGGCCCGACTGGTGATGTAACCGTTACCCTGTCGGATGGGGGTGCTGGCGGGACATTTTCGTCCAACACAGCGGCGTTCAGCGGGTGCACAAAGACCGTGCAGACCGTGACTTACACGCCCAAGGCTGCCGGGACGGTGACGATCAGTGCCACGAATAGTGGTGGCCTGACGAACCCGGCCAGCCTGAGCGTTGCCGTCGCTGCCGCCACGCCCTGATCGCCCCCGCAATCTGAGCCTGCCCGACCGCCCGTGAGGCGGTTTTTTTTGTGGAGACACCATGAAAATCTTCATTTCGGCCTGCTGCGCCTTCGCAGCCATGCTGGCCACCGCCTACGCGACGGACGGGCGCATGGCCTACCGGACAACGGACGGATCGTATCGCGCGGCGATCCCGACCGTTCCTGTCTGTTCGGTGGATGATACCGGCGCACCACAGGTCTGTGATTTCTCCGGTATTTCCGCGTCATCTCTGGCCAATTATTACACAAAAACGGCGGCTGACACGCAGTTTCTGTCTCTGTCCAGCGCGGCCAGCACGTATGCCACCACGGCAAGCCTGTCCGATTATCTTCTGGCATCGGTTGCATCTGAAACCTACGCCACACAGGCGCAACTGACTGCCGAGACTGCGGCACGCACGGCGGCGGATGCGCAGATGATGCCTATGGCTGGGGGTACGTTCAGTGGGCCTGTAGCCGCGCCAACCCCGGCGGCAACGGATAACAGTAAGAACATCGCCACCACGGCATTTGTCTACGATCTTCTGTCCAGCGTGGATACGTCGGTTACGGGGGATGTATCGACATCCGGTGGTCAGATTTCAATGCCGATCGGTGATAGCGGCGTGATAGCCACGCTTGCCTATTCTGCATCTGGCGCGGCCAGTATGACGTGCTATGCCGCCTCAGCGTCAATCGCTCCCGTCGATATCCGGCGCAATTCGATATGGGGCGGATCGGCTGTCGAGACCTTCACGCTCGATGGCGGGACGCTGACCACAACCGGGACCGTTGCGGACAGCACGATCTACACTGCCTCGAATGACAGTTCTGCCTATTTTATCAGAGTAGCCGGGAATGTGTATTTCCTCACCGTCTGGGCATCGGGAAATGGCGCGCGGGCATTCATTGGCCTTCACAGGATGATCTGACGAATGAGCGGAACAACTACGATGCTCCCCCAATCGCCTGCGATGCGCTGCGCCACGTCGGAAGAAGTCGCCGTGCTGCGCGAGCGTGTGGCGCGGGTGGAAGGCGGACATGATAACCTGCGTGAAGGGCTGACCACACTTTCGCAGCAGTTCTCGGACCTTCGACGCGACCTGACCCGAACCGTGGCAGATAATGCCGCCCAGACGCGCCGGGAAATCATGGACCGGGTTGATGACATGACCGACACGGCGACCAAGCGTGACACGGAAATATCATCCCGTCTGGCCCGGATCGAAGGTGGGCTGAAACTCACATCATGGGTGACGATGACGTTCATTGTTCTGGCCACCGGCCTGCTGGGCTGGGGGCAGATTGGCGATGCAGCATGGTCGTTCTGCAAGCGTGCGTTTGGGTATGGGCCATGACCGGCGTTTGCCTCGCGCAGTTCAAGGCGGAAATCGTCACCCCCACCCTGAACGCGATAGGGCTGGGGGGAGAAGCGGCGGTTAACCTCCTGACCGGTACGGCCCTTGCCGAAAGTGGTCTGGTATATCTGCGCCAGATTGGCGGCCCCGCGCTTGGTGCGTGGCAGATGGAGCCATTCACGGAAAGCGATATATGGGCAACCTTCCTGTCAAACGCGCGACTGTCCGGCCTGAAAACGACCATGCAGGCCATGCTGGCGCGGGACATGCCGCGCACTGATCAGCTTATCACAAACTGGCGATATGCCTGCGCCATGGCCCGGCTGAAATACTACCGGTCGCCTGATCCGCTTCCCGCCGCGAATGATGCGCTGGGGCAAACGCATACGTGGAAGCGCATTTACAACACTTCTCTGGGGGCAGGGGACGTTGACCCCGCGCATGTCGCCCTGTTCCAGCAGGCCATTGAGACATGACATGAATGCTACCGCAAAACTGGGCGGCCTCGGTGCCGTCATCGCGCTGCTGCTTACCGAAGTGCCGGATCAATACACGCTATATGCTGCGGTCTTTGTTGTGGCATGTAGCGTTGCCGCCGCCATCATTCCCCCGCCGCATGCAGGTAGCCGTTGGGTTGTGGCTTACCAGATCATGACCACCATCGGCCTGAACATCGGCTGGGCGGAAAACCGTCTCAAGCCTGGCGTAACAGCCCTGCGCGTATCACGGGAAGATAAGCCCGCAGCAAAGGAAGCTGTGCAGGCAAAAGGCATCCCTGTCCTGAACAAGCAGGGGAATCCTGAAGCTCCTACGTGACTGGCCGGTCCCGGCTCAATCATCCCCATTCCACAGCCGCCCGCGAGGCGGTTTTTTCATATGGAGACGGCAGATATGCCCGATACGAACATCACCGCCATTCCGGCCCTTGAAACGCTGGTTGAAACCGCGCTGGGCACGAAGAATACCACCACCACGCAGGCTGACATCGCGCTTGCTGGCAACCTGCTGCAGACCCTGATCCCGGTCATTGTCGAGAAAGCCGCGCCGAATCTCGACCTGTCCGGCATCGATGCGGCGCTGACCAAGATCCTGACCGGAATCTCCGATCTCAAGACAGCGATCGAGACGAAGCCTGCAACGACTACGACCCCGCCCGTCGCCACTGTTTCCTGACCAATCTACAAGGAAAACACCATGAACCCGAACCTTTCCCGCCGGTCCCTGCTGCGCGCCGGGGCCGGAACGCTGGCGGCTGGTCTGCTGGCGGCCTGCACCGTGACCAAGAGCGGCACGACCACCACCGTCACCCTGAACGTGTCCGAGATCGTGGATTACGGAAACGCCATCCTGTCCTTTGCCAGCACGGCTATCAACATGTCGTTTGTGGCGTCGGGCATGGGCGCGGCCAATCTTGCGCTGGCCGATACCGTCATCGCGTCGCTGAAATCCGCGCTGGCCGCGTTCCAGTCCGCCGCCGGGTCCAGCACGTCCGTCAGCTACAGCACCGCCAGCGTGAAGGCGGCCTTCGACAGCATCCTTGCCGACGTGGAGAAGGTGGACACGCTTATCATCGCTACTATCACAGGCACCACGGCCAGCCTGTCCAGCAGCGTCGTGTCCGAAGCCAAGACAGCAGCCGGGGCGGCGGAAACGCTGATCGACCTGCTCAAGGCCATGGTGGACATGTCCGGTCCGCGCCTGCGGGGCGTGTCGCCGCTGAACGGAGACGCGGCGATCGGGCAGATTTCCGTATTTGCGGCTTCGCAGGAATGACCACCTACACGTTCGCCGGTCTGGGGCTGTTCCTGACCGGCGCGGCATTCTCGCAGGTGCTGGCATTCGGCATCGCTGCATGGCGGGAAGCCCGGCGCGAACGGCAGATTGACGACACGCTTGGGCCTCCCGCGCCTGACCCGCCTAACGGTTAGAAGGCTTCATTCAGTCCCGATTTACCGGGATCATTCTCCCATGTTCATCGAAAATCGGCACCCCGGAACCTGATTCGTCAAGCTTGAACCAGTCTCTGGGGAAGGAATTGCCTCGGTGCGCCTGAGACAGACACTCCAACCATTCCTGAACATTAATCGGTATCGGCTGTTGCCCGGTTGCCCAGCGTCTTACCGTTGTCGGGTGAGTCCGGAGCAGATCAGCCAGACTACGCTGCGACCAGCGCAGCGCGGCCAGACATTCCCGGAAGTCGGCGGGGGTCATCCCCCCATCCCCTTTATTGCATGACTGGCTACCGCAGCGAGAACGCCACCCCCAAGGCTGCTGACGACCACGAGCGGCGCAAGCCAGCGGTCACGGTTCAGCTTGGCTGTTTCGGCCATCAGTTTGTGCTGTTCAGCGACATACTTGCGGGTTTCTTCCTGCATCATTTCGATGCGGGCAACCTGTTCCTGAAAATCCATTTCGTTTTCTACCGTTCCGTTCATTGAAGGCTTTCCTCTCAATTACCTGCGCCCATCGCGCTCGGTATGTGTCCAATATGAACACAAATAAGGGGAACGTCAACCCTCTTTATATAGTAGCAGAGAGAAATATGACCAGAAAGCTTGGTTGCCGCCCGGCTGAACACCGGCTCGGCCAGCCGCATCTATCCGTCATGCGCGGTTTCTGTTCCCGGCAAGCTCCCGCGAGACTGGACCGCAGCCATATCAATCCACGCCCAGCGATGCTAGGGAATGACACGCTAGGGGATTGCACGGCAGCAGGCATCGGCAACCACCTTCATGCTACGGCGGCCCTGTCCGGCTTTGACGTGGCTGGTGTCACCACAGAGGCGGCCATCCGGTTTTACAGCCAGTCCACAGGCTACGTTCTGGGCAATCTCACCACGGACAACGGTGGCGTAGAAGTTGACGTTCTGACATCGGCTTCCCGAGATGGCTACGCTCTGGCGGACCAGACCCTGTATCCGTGCTGGGGGAGCGCCGATCCGTCCGACCTAAACGGCATCCGCAACATTACTTCTGGCCTGTCCGCCGCCTATCTGGGCGTGCAGCTTGCCACGGCGGATATGTGGGAAGATCAGGACGGAAAACTACCGCCAGTATGGGACACGGACAGCCTAGCCGACCATGGAGACCCGACACCAGGCAGCGCGGGCGGTCACTGCCTGCTGCTGTGGGATTACGCGGGCACCGCCGATACCGATCTGGTCACGCTGCTGACATGGGGTAGCAGGCAGAAGGCCACATGGCGATGGGTCCGGTCCCGCATCATGGAAGCGCACGGTCTGGCATGGTCCCAACTGCACCCACCCGGCGGCCTGTATCCGGCAGGTGATGACTGGACCGCGCTGGTCGAGGCTAATGCGTCCTATCTGCGGGGTTCGGCATGAACCGGGGCGATCAGGTAGTTTTCGTGATCGGCTGCCTGATCGGTCTTTCTGCCTGTGCGATCCATCCCAAGGAAGTCTCCACAACAATTCCGCAAGCCATGGGCGGCATACAGGAGAGTCTGGCGCAGTCTGGGGTGGTATCGGTATCGCACGCGGGCGATTGGACGCCAGCACAGGACGCGCTATTCGTCCGCGCCGTCCGGGCGGCGCAGTGCAGTCAGGGCCGAGCCGATCCGGTGGTGGGCACGATTGCGGGCGATGTGACCTTGCAGCTATCCGGCCAGTTCACGCAGGGCGGACAATTCGATGTGGGCGCGATCACTACGGCTCCCACCTTCAGCGTTGGCGGCAACGCCAGCCGGACGCGCGGTCAGTCAATTAGCCTTCCGGTGTCTTACGCGCCCCTGTCATCCATTCCTGACGTAGAAATGGGGCGGCAGCTTGGTTATGAGGCGTCCATGTTCACCCAGAACGATGAAGCGCGGCATACCGAGGCTGCACGGCTTCTCGCTGATCGGGATGAATTGCGGGAAAGGGTGGAAAGTATGATCGATACCTGGTCGCCTGCGGAGTGTATCGGTCGCTCTCCCGTTCCTGCCTTCGTTGGTGGCGAGCGATGA